CAGAAGGGAACTCCGGTTGTCCGTCGTACCGTCAGGACAAACCTGACCTTTATCGACATCCGCTTCGTCATCCAGACTCTGATGGAGAACAACGACAAGGGCAGCTACGACGGCCACTTTAATTTCACGATCGAGTGGAAGCACACAAGCAGCACTCAATGGTTCGATGCTTTCAATGACCACGATCTGACCATCACTGGTAAGACGACATCTACCTACGTGAAGGAGTTCAGGTTCGCGGTCGAACCTGGAGATGACACCTACGACATCCGCGTTACGAAGACCAACCCGTCCGAGACGGATATTCATTCACTGTGCGAGGTATCCTGGGAAAGTTTCCAGGAGGTGTACGGTGCCAACAAATGGGAGTGGCCGCACACCACCATCGCGCATCTGAACACGAAGGCCAGCAATCAACTCAGCAACGGTATCGGGTTCTACGGGATCTACAAGGGTCGTCTGATCAACATCCCGTCGAACTTCAATCCAACCCAGAGAACCTACACTGGAATCTGGGACGGGACATTCAAGATCGACTGGACCGATGATCCAGCCTGGATCCTCTTCGACTTCATTATCAATGATCGCTATGGTCTCAATGCCTACGACCAAGTAGGTGCGGATAAGTGGGATTTCTACGAAGCGTCAAAGTGGTGCTCGACCTCCGTCCCCAACGGCAACGGAGGAATGCAGCCCAGGTTCAGCTTCAACTACACACTGGCTGAAGCTTCTCCTGGCAAAGAGATGGCCCGCTTCATCGCCGGTACCTTCAATGCCTCCCTGTTTGATAGCGGCGACGGCATTGTCAAGATCCGAGTTGATAAGCCTGAAGACGCTATTCATCTCTTCACACCTGAGAACGTTATAGACGGGAAGTTCAGCTACAGCTTCTCGGATATCAACACGCGCTACAACGATATCACGGTAGCTTTCACCAATCCAGAAATGAACTGGGAGACAGACCGTCGTCGGGTCTTCAATCAGGAATCCATCGATAAGTTCGGGCGCACGCCGCTGGACTTCGTTGCAGTCGGGGCTCTCAATTTCCAGGAGGCTATCCGGTCGGCTCGCTATAAGCTGATCACTGGCCTCACTGAGAAGATGACTGTGACCTTCAAGACGAACCGATTGGGTGCTGCTGTGGAGCCCTTCCAAGTAATCTTGCTGGGTGACAACCGCCTTGGGTTCAGCTTCACGGGTCGCATCATGGCGACCGATCCTGCTGACAAGAGCTTGATCTACCTCAGGGATCCTGTCTATCTGGAAGTTGGTGTCGACTACCAGATGAATTTCCAGGTGCCGGATCCCACGTCGTCTGACGCCTACAAGATCATCACTATCGGTATTCAGGAACCCCTAGAGGCGGGTCTGCAGAAGATCCTGTATCTTGATTCTGCGCTCCCTGATGATGTGCCTGAGTTCGCCACCTTCTCACTGCAGCAGTCCACCACGGGGTTCGGGCTTCCGAAGCCTTTCAGAATCCTTTCGGTCAAGGAGAGTGACCCAGACGGTGATGCCTACGAGATCACTGCAATCGAGGTCAACCGGTATAAGTGGCAGTACGTGGACGATGGCACGTTCATCGAGACACCCCACTACAGCTTTCTCGATCAGAAGCAAACGCCACAACCAAGCAACTTTCGGGTAGCTACCGAATATGAGATCCAGGACGGTGTGAACACGCCTATCATCATGCTTCGCTGGGATCGGAGCGCAGGTAATACGGTTCGACATTACCGCTTGGAATACTCAAGGAACGGAGATGCTTTTGCCACCCTAGCCGAGGCCAACGATACTGAATACAAGCTGGTTAACCCACCGGCGGGTCTCTATGACTTCCGTCTCGTAGCTGTCAATATCTTCAATGTCGATAGCTCCCCACTTGAGATTCTGGACTATCAGGTCGTTGGTGAGACTCGCTTCATCACACGTCCGATCAATCTCAGAGACGCGGTGACAGGTACCGCACAGTTCAACACTGCCGACCTACGGGCAGTCTGGGCTCCAGGTCAGGCAGACCCCTACTTCCTGAAGTACCGAGTGGAGGTACGCACCTCAAATGATGCCACTAACTACATTCTTCGACGCACGGAGTATGTGACATCACCAGAGTACACCTACCGCTTCACAACAAATGCAGCGGACAATGGGGGCCAAGCAGTTCGGTACGTGGCTTTGTGGATCTGGCACCTCGACAAGAACCTAAATGAATCTGCAGTCACACCGGTTATCTTCTACAACCCACCCCCGGCGGCCTTGAATGGTAACTCCTTCGAAGGGGGCTTCGAGGCTTGGCACTTCAACTTCAAACCACAGAACTCGATACCTGACTTCGGAGGTTATCTTCTCTATGCCTCGACGGTAAGTGGCTTCACCCCCAGTAGTGCTAATGTTGCCTACGATGGCCCTGATTCCACCTTCAGTATTCGTGGTAGCGGAAGAATATATTGGCGTGCTGCTTGTTACGATGCATTCAAGACAAGTCTGAACCTAACCCCTGAGTATTTTCTTGATGCTGGAGGAACCATTGGTACCGAAGCGATCGAGAACGGAGCCATCACCACCATGGCGATCTTTGATGTCGCTGGTGCTAGCTCTTCTTCTGGTTCGGCTACTACGACCAATACAGTATTCATTGGGGCCTTCACCACCTCCACCAATGGATTGGGTAGGGTTCTACTCTCCCTTACCTCGACATCTAACAATTATCTTGCGCAGGCGTGGTCAAAGGGCAGCTTCAATTCCAGCGTGACCTACACAATCTCGATCTATGGAGTTGTCAATAGTGTCTCCCACAATGTCTGGGCACAAACAATGTCCTTTAATGACTCGGGCGGTCTAGTTACAACACAACTGAATTCGACTCCTTGTGTGGTCAAGCGGGATATTGTCGGCGTAGCCCAGACCTGCAACTACTACTTGACGATTACCTCCACCAGGAATGAGGACGCTGGACGAACAACGGGCTTCGCGAGAAGTCCGCTGACCCTAACCATCATGGAGTACCTACGATGAGACTGGTTCTTCACGACGAGGATGGTCGGATCACCCACACAGTTGAGGCGGCGGTGGATTGTTGTCGGGGTTTGCTCGACACCTGGGATCTGCTCGTGGTGGTCGACGAACTCCCGGACATGAACACGTTCTATGTGAAGGATGGGGAGGTCATAGAACGACCCACTATCCCTCAACCCGATAGGACAACGCTGATCGCGGATGGTTACGATACAATCGTGATGAACTTCCCTGAGGAACTATGGGTCTCGATCGATGAGGTCATGCTTGAAGCCCCTACCGATATGTTGGAGCTCGTTTCCGACCATGCTGACACTTACGAGATTGAGATAAATCAGTGGCCCTACTTTCCCTTTCGTACGCAGGTCGTCGCGACATGAAGTTGAACCTAACCAAAGAGCTCGGCGTGATTAAGAAGAAGAGCAGCGATCGGGTGCGAGAGGAGATCGAAGCTAAGATCAATGATCAGCTTAGCTTCTTCGATCTTACACCCTTGGAGCTCGTCTCGCTTCTGTTCGAGGCGCAGTCCGTCATTGTTGACAAGAAGCCGGATCCACTGATGTATCCGTGCCTCGTGCAGTATGCCACCTATAAGCAGACACTCAAAGAGACGGCCTTGTTCGTTCTCGACAAGCGAGTGCAGATCATGAACAAGGTCTCGCGATTGCGTAAGAAACTAGCAACCGCTCAGAGTGACATCAGTAAAGCTAAATCGAGTTATGATGTAAAACACAGCGTGGAAAGTCTTGACCTGAACGCTGATATATAGAATATGAGACGGGTTGCGCAGGTTGGTATTGAACTCATTAAGGCGTACGAAGGACTGGGCGACGGTGATCCATCAACCGTCAACCTTGATCCTTACCTGTGTCCGGCCGGGATCTGGACTATTGGCTGGGGTCACACGATTGTCGACCCTAAGACTGGTAAGCGACTAACCAAGGCGAACTGCACCAAAGAGGAAGCGTTCGCTCTCTACCCCGGCGGTATCACCAGAGAAGAGGCTGAGCTTCTTCTCAATGAAGACCTGAAGCCAAGAGAGGAGGTGGTCCAACGTCTCGTGAGGGTTGAACTGAATGACAATCAGTTCGCCGCTCTAGTCTCCTTCGTGTATAACGTCGGAGCCCCCGCGTTCCAGATATCCAAGCTTCTAAAGAAGCTGAACGCGGGGGACTTCGGCGGAGCCGTTGCTGAGTTCCCAAAGTGGAACAAGATTACCACAGAGAATGGTAAGGTTGAGAACAAGGGTTTGACCAACAGACGAGAGGCTGAGCGCATGCGCTTCGTCACTCCGTTGTTCAAGGCCCCCATCCCGGTCAGTAAGACCCCAGAAGGTCAGGGCCAAATCCTGGCCTCTGTCGGTATCGTGGGTAGCGCTCTGAGTGAGATGACTGATAGTGTCGGCGTTGCCTACACACAGTTGCACTCCCTAGGTATTGAAATCGAGTATATTAAATTTGCCTTCGTAGCGCTCACATTGTTCGGCGTGGCCTACACATTTTACTCTCGGGTCAAGGCCCGCAATGATAAAGGATCACAATAAGTGGCGAATCTGACACCGATTACTGCGGAACAGGCTGGGGGGCCTTGGGATGATATCCCAACTGACGCTATGCTTACACTGGAGAGTCCTACTCGTGGAACAGGGAGGATTCCACAAAACCTGATTCCATCGTTTTCTAACTTTCTCAACGGTGCTGTCGATATTGGTCTTGCAACCGACGCCATGGCAGACGGTAGCAGCGCTGCTTTACTGGCTGCTATACTTGGGAGCACCCTGCACCACGACCCGGCGAACAACTGCCATGACATTTGCAGCTACCCAGGTAGCACACTGAACGCCAAGTGGGAAGCAGCCTGCGTTGCCATGGACACGCAGAGGCCAAAGGTGATCGTCATTCGCCGGCCCTATGCCAACGAGCCGGGCGCCCGCAACGTCACCGGTCGCGGTTGGATGTGGGATCTGACGGCGCCGCTGACGTTCGATGATCCATGCTCACTGGCGCACATCTACATCTATGGTGGGTTGACCTGCGATCCTGCTGGCAGCGCAGTAACCGCAGCCCTGCATTTCTCGCCGACGAGCAAAACTGAAGACATCAACATCTATACGCAGGTGTCGATCTACGGCGCTGACAAGATGACGCAAGGCATCCTGATCGACGGTGGCGCGCGCATCTTCTTTGACAGTGGATCACGAATAGTTGGTTGCAACGGCCCGGGCATCTATATGTCTGGTGTGCACGCAGAAGGTACTAACGACTGTGATCTAGGTCACGTTGTCAGCGCGCAGAACCGTGGCCCAGCCGTCTACATAAACGGCACGGCGCATCAGATCCGAGATACTTGGATCACTAAAATTCACGAACAAGGCACGCCGACGACAGGCACGCAGGCGGCGCACGCGCTCCACGTTGCCGGCATTGTTCGCGGTTTTAAGGTAGGTAAAGTCAAACTTTCCGCCGCCGCGACGGGCATCGGCGCTCCCACGGGGGCCATTTGCTACATTGAAGCCACAACTGCTGGCATCCCGCAGTTCGACATGGAAATCGGCAGCATCCACCAGGATGGGCAGAACAACACGGCGCTGGAGACTAGCAAGGGCACGTATACTGGCTCGACCAAAATCACGGGCCTTAAGCTTGGTCGTTCGTACAGCAGCTCCGGCAGCACCGACGTCGCCCTGTCTTGGGTCGACGAGTGCGACCTGTCGAATATCCGCTACGGCGCCATCCTGATTGACGCTGCTCTTTGCGATGTCGTCCGCATCAGGAACTCTGACAAAGCTACGCTCACCATCACCTGGCCGACAGACGGCAGCGAGACGCTGCAGCTTTGGCAGGATGGGGTCTATACCTGCACGAAGACGACCACATCATCGACGGCCAATCGCGCCCGCTGCTTTACCGTGCCGGTGCCGGCCAAGTTCGAGACCGCGTGCATCCTCGACATTCTGTGCTCGGGCACCAGCGGTGAGAGCCTGTATTCCGGCTCGTTCCGCCTGCGCCCGACGGTGACCGGATCGTTGATCTCGTCGACAATCCAGGGCGGCGCGAACTGCACCGCGCACAGCGCCCGCGCCGACCTTACAGGCGCTCCGACTGGCCTCGCTGGTAACATTGTGCATTCCGTCGAGGGATCTGCCGGCGTCATGAAGCTGCATCTAGAGAACAACACCGGCAACTCACGAACACTCAGCTTGACGCTACGCGGATGCTAGGCTTCATCTCGTTCATCCTCACACATCGCTGGATGCTCCCTCTAGCTCTCTGCGCCAGTCTTGTCTGTGGGATCTGGTTCGTGAAGGTTCAGAACAACCATCTACGATCCGAGCTCGCTGTCACACAGACGAACCTGGAGTCTGCTACCGCGACCGCCTTAGCCAACGCTGAGGCCATTCGAAAGATGGCCTTGTTTCAGGCTCAGCAGCAGAAGGAGTTGGACCGCGTTGAGGAGGAGCAGAACAAGACAGCCCAAGTGGCAGATGAGATTCAGAGGAGAATGAACCGTGCGCGCAAGACCGGGGCTGATGGCCCTATTGCTCCTGCTGTCCGTGATGGGCTTGAGCTCCTGTATGGCACCCCAGGAACCGTTGGTAAAGATCGAGTATCGAAGCCCAGCAGTGTCTCCCCAGCTCCTAAAGTGCCAGCCTCGCCCAACCCCTAACGGCGAGATAGAGACGCAGGTCGATCTCATGGACCAACTCGCTCGGGTGGATAAGGCAGGAGAAGACTGCCGGCAGAAACTGAATTCCGTGGCGAAGATCCTCAGTGAGCCCTAGCCCATCAATCGAGTCTCGGGTCACCAGACTAGAGACCAACCAAGAGCATTTCAGCAAGGATCTTGATCAACAGGAAACGCTCATTGGTCAGTTTGGGCAGGCAGCAAACACCATGGAGAGAGTCACTGAGACCCTATCTACAGTCGTGACCCAATTGGACACAGTGAGTAAGCGTCTTACTACGGTCGAAGAAAAGCTGCGCGATGAGACTTTAATTAGGACCTATCGAAATAATCACATTAGGAATCTGGCCAGCGGTGTTGTTATTCTGGTAATGTTGTGGTCTGACAAGCTTGGTGACGCGATAACGCAATCAACCGAACTGATCCCCCGATGGTTCCGATAAGCAAGAAAGTGTATACCCGCACCACAAATTATATCACCTATATCGTCCTGGCACTGGTGGCGTTCTGTTTCCTCGTACCCGTCATGACCAACTACAGTCACATCACCACGATGCCCCCATTGGAACTCGATCCAGGAGCAAAAGTGGTTTGGGTTGATGAGGACACGATGATGTTCCAGACCACAGGAGGTAAGAACCTTACCAACTGTCCGGTCGTTTGGATCGAGCGTGGTTTGGAGACGAAGCGTGGACGCGTGGATGTCACGATAGATCTTCTGAGTGGACCAATGAAAGGTATTGGCCCTCAGACTGGACGTAACGTCTTGAAGGACGTGAAGATTGGAAGGCGCCCGCCGGTAGTGGGTCTTCTCATACGTCCGAAGGACGTCCCCAAAGAGGACATCCTAGCCTTCTTCACCAACCAGATTGTGCCGCAGGACCAAGCCTGTGAGAACGGTTGGTGGGGTACCTCGAAGTTAATGAAAATCACGGTATCGGAGTAAGGGGCAGTCGGTAATCCCAGACTGTCTTAGGCTCGCCGGAGGTACCCAAGCGTAGCTTCCGTTCAACAACAAGCCACCAGAAGCGTTTCCCGTCGATAACGACGGGATGCCACGCGAACCAATGATGCCAACCTAGCTTAACCATATCATGCTCTCCTGTTAGTGCTGAGGGAGAGCTACTAGCTCAATATGGTATTGGGTTGGATAAGTCAACTGCGGCATACGCAGCGCTACGAAATAGTTTCCAGGTGTGAGGTAAGCCTCCGCACTATCATTGGCTTCCTTGATAACGGATGTATCAGCGCGTCTGAGGGAGAGGATCCCAGGTACGAACCAATTTACTCCACTAGCTTGGACTCGATAGGTGCCGGGGGATGAGATACTGAACCGGTACCAGTCTTTATCGGTTGCAGCCCGAATGACTCCCGAGCCAGGAAGGGTGCACTTTGTCTTACGCGTTGGTGAGCAGGATGGTGCAGCGATGAGGTTGTAGACGGTGTCCTTGGAGCAGTCTCTTCCAGGAGGGGTTCGATCGATCACCTGGACGTAGTAGCCGCCCTCGTAGGTCGCGGTATATTCCACCCACGCATTCTGTGGATCTGCAGCCTGGAAGCTGGATCGAAGGAGACGGAACCTGCGGTCATATAGCTTGATAGCCACATCTTGACAAAAGCTGTGAACCTCGAATCCAAGGCTCAGTCCTTTGGGAAGCCAGCTTTTGTAAGCGTCCACGTCGCCTCGATAGTTCCACACGCCTCCGTTGTAGTAACCAGCTTCTCCGACCTTGAGACGGGCGGGGGTGGTGATACCAGGAGGTAGGTCTTTGGCTATGACCGGCAGAGGGGCTAGGGATAGCGCGAGGGCGAGCGGTTTTAACATCTTGGATCCTTCCAGTTGCGGAAGGCGGATGGTAGCGAGATTGTAGATTCTGTCTATGAGAAATACCACAAAGGAAGAGAGCCTAGGAAATTTCCTAGGCTCTCTGGTTTAGGGACGTCCGATGAACTCTCTCGGCTTACCTTCGTGAGTGCTCGATAAATCTAGCAATCCCTCGCGCTGCAGTTTCCAGAGCACATCGAGATATTCGTACCAAGCACTGGCCCACGTCTTAGTCTCCTTGTTGCATTTAACCCGTGAGGGTTGTCGGAAGTCCACCCGTACTACGTTCTCCACCAACCCACCGGTAGAACCTCTCCTACAGGTTGAACATCGGGCATTTTGTCGCACTGAAGGTGGGGTGTGGTGCCTGCGGTAGGATTCGAACCTACACTTTTACTGTCTTTGAATCAGCGGCCTCTGCCGTTGGGCTACGCAGGCAAAAAGTGGTACCACGAGTCAGATTCGAACTGACACTGACAAGTTCCTAAGACTTGTGCCTCTGCCGTTGGGCTACCGTGGCGTAGGTGGTGGGAGAGGTAGGAATCGAACCTACGCTCGAATGTTTTACAGACATGGACCGCTGCCCAGGCGTCCCTCCCGTTAGAGGTATATAGGTGAGGGGTTGGGGGCTGAAGGCAAGCCAGCAGTGGGTCAATCCCAACCCCCCGGATCCTTACCAGGGAACCTAGCTTATGTAGGCACGAGCCTACGTGATAGCAACCCCATCTTTCCACTTGGTCTTATGCGATTTTCCCCAAGCGCCTCGGCTAACCTTGGTCACCTCATCTATGTCACCATCCACTACCTCATCATAATGGACGATGCAACTTTGGATATCCTCCCAACTATCAATCCCAGCAGCCCACCTCTCTGCCTCATCAGCATTCTCTGCTTCAACGTAGATCGTCATATTACGAACGATCGTCTCAGATCCATCGATCTTGTAGATAGGCATTAAACCTCTCCATTCGCTAGTGAAAGAAGAACATCCGCATGACATAACTCTGGTGAACACCAACACACCAGATCCTTACCGCGTAAACTACGTATCTTAGACATCAACTTGGTATTAGAGAGTAAATACTTAGTGTACAGGAAAACGACTTCTTCCCTGGAACCATGCACACCCACCACGAATGGATTACCCCACTTGCTTGGTCGTCCAACATAGATTGCCCCCGCGGTGACATCATGGAAGTGTTTATTAAGCACTTTTGGTGGCATTAGACTGACCTGCTAACTTTCCAGCTTGGCGGTTGTTTATAGCTTTACAGATACCGTGATTTTTGAAATGACCCATAGGACGGACTTTCCACAAAACGATCCCCGTCTCTAGGTCATACTCAAAACATTCACGAAGAAACTCCTGCGTTGGGTCGGTCATATCTCACAACCTCCACTGGTGCAGGCAAGCGTTTGGGAACCTACGGTCTTATCCTCTCCTCCTTCGTAGACACTCATCCAACGGAAATCGATCTCCTTTGGCATCCTCTCTAGCAACGCTTCGTATTCCTCCTTTGTGCACTCCTGGTACGGGGCCTGTCGGTAGATGTGGTCAGTGTGGGGCAGAAAGCTTACGCCAGTGACATCATCAAACCGAGCGTACACCCACGCACCCACCTCCAGCCACTCGTGCTCACGAACTGTGATGGTCACCGAAGGAGTGTGCTCACACCAGTGAGTCTTGAACTTCAACCACATCTCTAACTGCTGGATCGCAGTCATATCATCTCGTGTTGTGGAACCGGCGGAAGCCTTGCGAGGAAACGAAAAGATCGTCGTGTCATTTGGCTTCGTCACACAAGGCTCGTTCGGGAAGCTTTGGTCCTTCATGAACTCCGTCATTGGGTCTTTGTTGTCTTGACGCACGGTCCTCACATAATATGAAGCGAAGTCGGCGTGCATACCAGATGGGCTATAAACTAACTGGGATGTCGTCCCCTCAGGCTTCACGCACGTAGTGGCCGTGCTTTGTGGAATCCCGAGTTCCGAGGCCATGCGCTTGTTACGTGCGACCACACCTGAGCGCAGATCTGACAGAGCCTCACCCGAGAAGTCGCGTATAGTGCTTCCCATGATCCCGGTGAGGGAGACACCTAGAAGACGCTCCTCCTCTGTGTTGCGCTGCCAGACTTTGCGAAGATACTTGAAGTTCGTGAGTGTGCTCTGGAAGGTCCCAAGGAGGGTCGCCATCTCCGTCTTCCAGGACAGCGAGACGAAGTCATCTTCCATTCTACAAACAGTGGTTGAAAGATTACAGAACTGATTAGGTCTAAGTAGGATTTCTAGGCAAGGATTAGATCCCCATTCATGATCTGGATCTCGTCGGTCTGTCCTAAGTATCTGCTTTCTTGCCGCTTCTCTATTGAAGATACCCCGCTCGCCGCTCTTGGATTCATAGAGTGACAACCACTCCTTCATGAAGAGACCGATCTCTGGCTTCTCCGTGTATGCAACCGAGTTGTTTGCCAGAGATCGCTGAGGCTCACTCTCCCACCATTGCCCGGACTTAGCGTAGCGCATGCGGTCGTCGCTGAGGTTCGAGAGAGATAGGAGGGCACTGTTGTGCACAACGATACCACACGTTGTAAATTGATGAAGTTCCTCTACCTCAATATCCCAGGTCTCAACCTCACCCCACGGCTCCACACTAACCACCGGAGTCGGTAGATACCCATTAGGGTTCATCTCCAACGCAGAGGCTGTAATATTATTCATAGCCCGATATCCCGAACGTCCCCCAATAAATGCTACGGGAAACGTAAAGTCTATAGGACTGCCGAAAGCGTCGATATCAACCAATTTACCCGTTCGGATGTGTGGACTAACGAGATCCAGCCACTTCTTACGGTTAAGTCTGCCGACGATGAACAGTCCGTGAGCGTCCTTGGCTTTCTCACCCGCAGCGCGTCGCCTATCGTTGCAGGTAAAATGACGAGAACACCCTATACCCAATGATGCTAGAAGAACTACAAGGTCGTCCTCATACTCCGGGTAAATTGTTGTTACCTGTTCAATTACCTTGTCTTTACGTGAGCGTCCGTCGCTATCAAACAATCCAGCCAAATACGCCGACCTGATCGGTTGCAAGGCGTTCATTATAAACTCCGGAACACGTATGGGCTCATTTGGCACCTTAAGATGCGTCTTTAGCCACCGAGCAAACGGGGCCGAGAACACACGGAGACGTGCGCCATTACCTTCTCTACCGTCTGAACCATAAGCGCCACTCAGACCAAAACAATCTTCGAAGATAATGTTTGCTTCTTCCAAGGTTTCTAGATGATCGATGTGATGAGCAATCTCAATCGTCTGATCACCTATGTAGCCGTTTCCGTGAATCAATCCAAACAACCAAGCTACGCGAGGCGTCAGCTCCGGGATGTTGAAGATCTTTGAATTGAAGTGAAGGACTTCATCAAACGCCGGTAGTTCCGTGTGTTGACCTTCATATCCTGCACCGTCCCATACCAGTCGATCGCCAACCTTGAGATCTGCTGCGGCCTTGAATGCGTATGAGTCGACGGCATTAAACACTGCAACTCGGTGCTCTGGTGTGCATGCAAGCTCACCGAAGCGGTGTTTAATCTTCAAGATTGCTTTTTTACCAGACGGACCTGATGCAACAACCCTGGCGGTTTTACCGCCAGTAACTACCACATCCCCCGGCTCCACTTGGCTTATAGGCTTGGTCCCGGTGGTTAAAGCTACCGGAGCGTCTGACGGCAAACACCGTCTCACACCCCCGACCACAACGATCTCACCGATCTTGCACATGAGATCGTGGCATTCCAAACTGCTCAACCTACGGCCATGCGCGTCACGAAACTTCTTAACGGTGAAGCGGAACAGATCGTCGAGGGGAGCTGGCCCCGAGGCTCGCCCACCGAATGTCTTCAGGGGAGCCCCAGCAGGGCGCACCTTGCTCATGTCCCAGGCGGGGATCTGTCCAGCATAGAGCATCGCAATGAGCTCTCGGTATGCCTTGGACCAACCTTCCTTGCTGTCGTCCACCACGATGGTGGTGCTGCTCTTCTCGAAGCTCTCAGCTACTGATGGGAGCTGAGCCACACACTGACGCTCGACGGAGAACCCAACCCCAGTACCACACATCAGAATGTACATGGCCTCATCGAAGGCCCTAGGGTGGTCAATCGGAACGTAGGCACAGTTGTAGCCGGCGACGTTACAGCGAGCCAGAGCAGGGCCAGCAGTCATCAAAGCTCGCATCGAGGGTAGGAAGTGGAAGTTCTCGACACCCTCCTGGAGCTCGGAACGAAGTGACGGACTCAGAGTGTATTTGCATTTCTCTTCGAGATGATCCTGGAAGAAGTCAAAGTATCGTGTAACAGTCTCATTCCAAGTTTCACGACGGCCAAGATCCGGTCTCCATCGAGCATAACGGCTCTGATGGATCATGTTTTGAAACAGGTCCATATATAACCTCGAATGTGTATCTGGGGTGAAGGTTATATATGGGTGGAGGGAGCGACTTGATCACCCCCTCCTTTTACTTCATGTGGTTCATTACCGACTAACTAATATCCATCCTCTCCAAAGCCAATGCCTCGCTGAACTTTTCTGGATACCTCTTCTTCAACTTATCGATATTACCCTCCATGACTTCCTCGAACGTGGTATCCAGAGCCTTCAAGAGGAGAGCCACATACCACAACAGGTCTCCAACCTCTCCCAGCACAGCCTTCCGATCGAGATCAATGTACATCATCTCATCGACGAGCTCCTTGGCCTCCGTGAAGACACCAAGGATCCCATGCACCACATCTGGTTCCTTCCAGTAGACCCGAGCGGCGTAGTAGCCCGTGTCTTCGATCTTATCGAGGTGTGGAGTCTCCTTCCCGTAGAAGAGACCCTTCTTGATCTCGTCGATCAGATCGGCATAGTTGAGCACAGGGTAGATAGTCTGCTCAGCCTTCCAGTATGGCACTTTGTCCGTGTAGAACGCATCAGACTTCGTACGGAGCGCAGCGGTCATGTATTCAGAGGGGGTCATTCATGATCTCCAAGGTGAGGGCCGCCAGTGCGTTCCAAGCTTCGTGCGCACGGTGTTTCAACCCGCTATCACTCGCTCTCTCTTCACCCAACATACGGGCTATGATGTGGCGCATCTTGGCGTCGTCGTAGGTTTCGATGGTGCCGTTCTGCCAGTTGTTGAAGGAGATGGCCTGAGCAGCCTGCTCAGGTGTAGCTCCCTCCTCACGGATAAGCTTCTCGCGGGCAGGGGCTGTGTGCTTTCCAAATCCGAAGGTGGACACCTCGATCACAGCCTGGAGAGCGAGGGCGAACCCCTGGATCACTTGAGCGGCCTGAGGCTTTCCTTCGAACTTCTTGGCGTCTCGGATCCAGGTGGCTCCAGGATTGGAGCTCGGCATTTGTGCAACCTTGCGGCCAGCTTCACTTATAGGAAGCTCGTCAATGAGAGCATCAGCTTCGTAGACAGGAGCTTCCGCTGGTTGTGGAGGTCCCAACGTCTTCTCGCAACAACCTTGAGATAGACAATCAGAGGTCCAGCAATCGGCACAGGATTCAAAGGCTGGTGGCTCCGGGGTTGATGGTATGATTGGACCAGGACCTATGATCATATCGCTAAGAGAGGGGACTTCACGGCATGTGTTTGGGTTAGAGTCAGCGACAGAAGTCGCTGCTGAAGCCGAGCCTCGTTTTAGATGCGAGGAGTAAAGACATTTACCCGCTTCTTTACAAGAGTAATCCGAACGATCGCATTCTCCAACGGCTTGTCCTTGGTAATTCACCCGACAATAGCAGTAACCACCGATAGCCACAACCACGGCTCTGGTCCGCTCCTCTTCATCAGCCGCCCAACTACGAGAGTCACTCATGCCAAAGCTCCCATAAAGCTATCAACGCTCATGAAGGCACTGGCATCCGTAGGACCACCTCCTGAGTCGTCCTCACCATCGTAGAGCTCGTAGAACCGGTCCAGGAACTCGTCGCGGGCGTCGCGCCAGTCCATCTCACGGATCTTGCCGATCCGAAGAGGCTTAAGACCTTTAGATGGAGGGAAGGCACAGAGCTGATTGATCTCGTCCACACAGATGCGTCGATCGTATTCCTTGACCGCTTCGAGATCTGAGAAGGTGAGACCGAACTTCAGAACGAAGACACCGGTAACGATATCCTCGATTTCCTGATATCCCTCCAAGCGGCTCTTGATTGGATACGCAATATCCTGGATTAGGTACTCAGGACCATCGTGGAGGAGAGCGGCGAATGCTAGGTGTCGAGGGACATTCCTCGATAGCAGAGTGGAGTGTTGTGCCACTGACAGCGGAAACTTGGTGTGTCCCGTGTATCGGTTCTGCTGGGCAAGCGAGTGGGCAACTTCCTCGATATCGATGTCTGCTGGAGACAACTTGAAGGGATCGAGTAGCTTCCCTGAGAGGGTACCAATCATGGTAGGTAGATCTCCTTGGTCTGTGGTCTCGTATAGGTGGGTCTACAGACCAAGGAGGGAAGGTTTTATTAATAGTTAAGGAACTAGATTGGTTGCCAGACTAGGGTTCGAACCTAGATTGTGAGGGCCAAAACCTCATGTCCTACCGTTAGACGATCTGGCATTGGAGAGATGGGGCGGGATCGAACCGCCGATCTTCAGATTTGCAGTCTGACGCATTACCTCTCTGCTACCGTCTCGACTAGTTTCTTCAGTGCTTGAATATGAAGGGAGAGCATGATCCGCGACACAGTGGCGGAATTTACATTTCCGGCAGCAGAGTGATGCAAGCTTGTTTCATCTGCCAAAATTACCAACGCAATAGCCTTACGAAGTTCTGGTGTCATAGTTGTAGTACCTTTCTCCACTGTTGCCACCCCCTAAAGTTACCATGGAGGTGAGGGTTCTCCCACCCATTCTTCGTAGCAACGTCAGGAGTCGCTATGTGCTCTACCGGAGAGGCGTGGGCGGGCTCGCTGGTGATCAAGCGATCATAGAGAGCTAGGTCTGCATCAAGGTTCGGTGTCTTGCCCTCGTGAGTGAGATAACTCACACGCGCACACCGAGCAGCACTAGCCTTCTTCAGCTCGTGCAGAGGTGCGTCGTCCTGCTCCGTAATGTAGGGTAGGTGCCACTCACCGTGGTGGAGAAACTGCGGATCCGTCTGGACCATAGCACCCCACATATGTTGTGCCAGGAGTTGGATCTCAGGCTGAGCGTCCTTGTGGAGGCGAAGGTCGAAGAAGTTGCTAAACTCGGTGGCTGTAACTACGGTGGAGATATGCGCAAATGGTTCGAGAATGCGGTTCACGATCTGCTTGTGTGCTCCCCTAATACGCAGAGCATGGGCATGTCGTACTGCATCATCACACGCATTTTGCCACGCGGATTTGGCAAGAGCTAGATCCAGGCCCTCTAGTTCCTCCTCAGCCTGCATACCCTTCTGGTTCTTTCCCCAGTGGATCGGCATCGCTGGGTCATCGATCACATCCTGGATCAGACGCTCAACAGGGATGGCCCTGGAGCTTGACGAGTTCCTAGAGAACACACGGTGGGTCAGGAACTCCGCATGGATGAAGCGCGGATACCGAAGCTGAAGTGTAGTCAACCGGAGTCCATCAGGCGAGATGCTATCCAGGATTACCTTGGCTGAGATGGTCATTAGTCTTCCTGTGCTGGGGTATTGAAATAAGGCTTCCTCTTGACCCTGTGGATATGTGGCTGATAATACAGGATCACCCACTCGGCAGTGGTCTCGGTGAACATCACACCCCAGCCTTGGTCGTGGCCATAGCGAGCGTTGATGATGACTTGATCCTGATTATTCCACTGCCCCATCACGGGCCTACAGGCGATGGCCCACTTACGGAGGCGTTCCTTGCCTACCGTCTTGGGGTCCACGGATCTATTTGCAAGATCATAGAGATCCTGCTTCTCTGTTCCCGTCAATGGACGGGACAAGTCTAGTCGCTGCTGAAGACGAGAAATCGACATACATCAAACCCTTTCTAGGGAATGATGTATGTACTGATAGCTTAATTACGAGTATTTGTTACTAGATAAAGAACTAGGAAAACTCGGTCTTCAGTAGTATTTCGATTTCAGCGTCGATATCATCGAGATAGTTCGACTCAATACGCGGTAATGCGTCTTCGAGCAGATCCTTCATCTTATGAACTAGTATGATCAAATCCCTCGCAAGGGCATAATACTTTGTGTCCTTCTCCAATAGCAGCAAGCCTTCATAAGCCGTCATAGTGTGATCACCTTCGCTTTATAAGGACCTGGGTTCTCGCCTTTGTATCCCATCGGGTTACACACCACTCGGCATCTTCCGACCGTGTAATCAAAGGGAGTGTGTGTATGACCGTGAACCCACAGATCGACGTGAGGGAACAAGTAGTCAAGGTTAGAAGCAAAGCAGGCGTTGAGTGGATCGCAGCCATACTTTGGGTTCACTGAGAGGTGGGAGGGACAGTGGTGGGTCATGACGATTGTTTTACCATCGAATGGCTCCTTGAGCTTGGCCTCAAGCCAACGCAAGGAAATCTTATGTACCTCCAACTGCCTTTTTGGAGACCACCCTCGGATCATACGGAAGTCGTTCAATCCGTATAATCCCTCAACCATTGCTTTGGCCTGATCACCGTACAAGTTGAAGTCGGTCCAGAGGGTGCAGGCTAGAAGGCGGATGTCTCCCAGGCCAACGTCCTCACGCTCAGTGTAACCAGGGTAGACGCCAAGCGAGTGGCGTATATCAATATGCCAGGATCCGTAGAACTCGTGATTACCAGCAATTGTGATAACTGGAATGTCACCGTAGGCGTCCGTTAAGACAGTGTGGCCGAGTTCGCCCGTGTCTATATCTCCCGCCGCTAGAACGATGTCCACCTCCTCCTCCTCCTCAATCGGGGGAGGTGGTGCACCATGTAGGTCACTGATCAGAGCTATCTTCATCTTCACACTTCCTCATAACGATTGAGCCGCCTACCGTACGGTAGATGGCAACGTAAGGTATGTTGGGGTCCTCTTCAACAGGGCCGTAGATGACGCAGTTGCGGGGCCGAACCTTGCCCTCGGGGTAGTCCTCCTTGAACTGTGTTAAGAGGTTAGCGATCCTCCAAGGTGGAAGATCACCAAATACACTAAGTTGGGGAATTGTGGTGTCAGATAGTTTCATCCTCATAGCCTTATGTACGAATCCGCGAGTGGATCCTTGTGTGACACAACGAAGATCTGTGCAATGCTACCTGTCAGCGACCGGATAGCTTCAGCCGTACTCTCACTCCATTCTGCATCTAGGGCCTCATCGAACTCATCGAGTGCAAGGAAGGGAAAAGCCCGACAAGTCAGGATCTGACCCAATGCAATCCGCAAAGCGATGTTGGCAATCGCCTTCTCTGCACCGCTCAGTGTGCGGACCGGCTGGTTATCAACGAACAAGTCGAAGTCGTCGTTGACCAATACTTCCGTGCGCTTTCCTCCAGTCATCTTCCACAACAGGGAGGAGGCTACCCTGGACAGGGCAGGGACGAGATAGCTCTTCACCTTTGCGCGCAACTCGTCAAGGGCTGCCTTGACCTTGCGCCAGTTGGCCTCGCTGCTGCGGAGCGCAGTCACCTCAGCGAGCTTGGTATCGTAGAGGGCCTTAGCCTTGGTGTAGTTAGCGAGGTCCCTCTCATAGGCGCGGGCCAGTTCGAGCTCGACCTTCAACGTGGGAAGGTTCGAGGTGAGGGGTTTCAGCTCCTCCAGTCGCTGTTCCTTAGTTGCGCGTTCAATGAGATATTGCGCGTAAGCCTCGGTTGCTTGCGCATAGGTCTCTTGCGCGATCTGATAGATGTGCAGAGCACGAAGATCGGGCGACCTATCGACTGGGATCACGAAGCTGGCAAGCTTGGTGGTGAGCTCAGCGCGCTCCTTCTCAAACCTAGCGTTGTCGATGTCCTTGCGGGTGAACGGTGGTGAAGTTAATCTAAACGGACCCTCATCCAGTGCCAGCCATACGGGATCTTGTGAGAGAGTGTTCCAGTTTTCGATTCGACGGACATTCTCGTCTATCTGGCTTCGAGTGAGTTCAGACCCTGACTTAGTTGTGGGTAAGGGACCAAGGAGTTCTAGCTCCTTTCGCATTTCGTCAACGTGACTGCCGCTGAGATCGAAGCCACAGTTTGGGCAGCCTTTGAAGTGAGCTTCAATGTCACGCTTAAGGCTGTCGCGCTTATCAATTTTCAGGTTGGTCTCGGAGTCCTCGATGTCCTTCTGACTGCACAGTGCTACAGGATTGCGACGTAGAAAGGTATCTCTCTCCTGCCACCTGTCCCACGCATCGAGCTGAGCCTCAGCGTCCTCTGGGAGAACGACCTTCGGTGCCGGCGGCAACCTCTTCAGACTGGCTTCCACAGCAGCCCGCTCTGCGACCACAGCAGCGCGGGCAGAGACCAGGGCCTCGAGCTCGTCTAGGCTTTCTGTGAAGGCGGGCCTGACGGGCTCCACAGGGGGGCTACGGGGCACAGAGAGCCAGCCCTGGAGCTGGCTCATCTCGTGAACGAGGGCTTCAAGGTTGTTTACGTGCTTCTCGATTAGATGACTAATACGGTAGCCCTCTGGCCTACTCGGCTCTACCGGCTTGACCAGGACACCCTCAAGAGCCTCGGCGCGCGTACCCTCGTCCTTGGCCTGATCGTTCGCCCACTTACCGAGCTCGACAAGAAAGGTCATGCCCGACACATTATCGACCATCTGCTTCCGCTCTGACGGAAGCATGGAGGAGAGGGCCGCGATGTTGCCCTGGTTGACGGAGCACGCCACATCGAAGACATCTAGGGGGAAGCCTAGGATCTCAACGATCTTCGCGTTGACGGCCTTGGTCCCGACTGCGATCTCGATTCCATCACGATAGAGGACAGCTCTGGTCCCGTTACGAAGAACGAAGAGAGTGTCCCAGTAGAGTTCCACCTTCAGGTTGGAGTAGTCGGAAGCCTGTCCACGGAGAGCCTTTGATCCATAGAGTGCATAACGTATCATCTCCACAATCAGAGTCTTGCCCCTGCCGTTGGCACCGACTATGGCAGTCATACCAAGATCAAAGGTCAATTCGTTTGAAAGGGTCTTCCCCGTGGAGGGGAAGGTGACTTCATACTTTAGGGATCTGATCACGCTAAAACATATCCTTCCTTTTCCAATGTGTCGTCAACCGCTTCCGTATCTGTTCCAGCGTTACCGGAGCGAAATCGAAGTTATCAACCCCAACATCCACACACTGACTATCTCCTGCAAGCGTGCCGTGGGAGTGTCCGTAGAAGTGCAGCGCCCCACGATGAGAACAGTTCCATACCTCAAACTTGTAGTGACAGAGAACGATAAGTTGTCCGTTCAGCTCTAGCTCGTGATAGTGACCCAGAAGCTCGACGTTGCGCTCGACCTGGGATCGGCTGTCGTGGTTACCCCAAAGGAACTTGATGTTTCCATTCAGACGATCGGTATACCGGTGTGCTGTCTTAAACGAGAAGTCACCTAAGTGATAGACTGTATCATCAGGCTTAACCCGCTCATTCCAATTGTTGATCATTGTTCTATCCATCTCCTCCGCAGAGGAGAATGGACGGTTACAATACTTGATGATGTTAGCGTGACCGAAGTGGGTATCTGCGGTGAACCAGATGGTCATTACCAACCCCTCCAAATCTCATAAAGGATTAATCCACTGACTACCAGCATAGCCACCACAATCACCATTAATAAGAGACCTATGATGATCACAGGAGGTACACCAGCAAAGCACCAGCCGCAGCTCCCGCCACGAAGATGAAGGCTACACCGGCTAGGATCTCCTCGGTAGAGGGGATATGAATGTCACGCATCACCGACTCCTCAATTCTTGATACTTGTCTCTAACCAACATTCCGATACCCTCGTCGATGTCCACTAGGCTCTCCTCCAACAACCGGTCCAGATTGAACTCATCCATCTGAACCGAGATGTCTTCCTCCTCAACACCTGCCTTCTTCAAGGTGAGTTGCAGACAATCGATGTCGAAGTCCAGCTTCTCTCCAGGGCCGAGTTCGATCCGAAGACATTTGTCGTGGTAGCGAGAAGGATCAGCACGTACGGTATCGAGATCGCGGGTCACGTAGAGTCTTTCATCAGGATCCTCCGAGTGAGAGTAAGGCTGCATCGAGCCGACTACGTTGATGGTGACACCGTCTCTGGTCTCGATGCGTGGGAGGTGGTCGTGGCCCCCGTAATAGGTAGTGATCCCGAGCTCAGCCATTAGCTTCGTTGGGATCATGTTATGTGGATCACTCAGGGGGTGAATATCAAAATGTGCACACAGGGTGTCGATCCCTCGGTTGAGTGAACGAACCATCTCCTCAGCGGTCTTCACGGGATGCCAAGGAACGAACCCAATCCTCAAATCCTTCCGGCTATCGTTTGTCGTAAAGGTGATAACCTCAGGCTCCTCGATCACTCTGATATTCGGAACCGAAGCGACGATAGCTTTAAACACATCAAACCCGGAGCGCTTCTCCAGGTCTTTGTGTCGCTCGTGATTACCAGCGATGACGATGAACTGCGTGTATCGTCGATGCTTCGCTGCCCACAAGTATGTCTCTGCGGTCTGAAGGATCAACTCAGTTGGGACATAAGGCTTATCAAAAAGATCTCCTAGGTTGATGTGAATATCGAACTCGTCATTCCACATAAAAGACTTACGAAAGGTCTCCATTTGTGAGGCTTCCCGCTCACCACGACGGTGAAGCGGGACGCCATTCTTGAAGGTCTTTCCAATGTGTGGATCGCCTAGGAGCTTGATGCTCAAGCCGTTGATGTTGATCACGTCACCTTCCGATTTGCGTATTCAATGCACTTAGTAAGTCCCACATCGAATAGGAAGCAACCTAGGGTCATCGCAAGGGCATATGTCCATGTAAGTTCGACTGGGATCAGGATCAGACAGGCTAGTGCCGTACAGTAGCCGGCCCAAAAGTGTATTTTCAGATTCACGTAGACCTCTCCAAAACCATTGGCTTATCTTCAACCGGAGGTTGCTTCTCTGGCATCTGCGGCTGCGGTAGATCGTAAAACCTAGGAACACTCGGATCCAAGCTCATCTCGAAGGGTAGCTTTACCATTGCTCCCTTCTTGCCGGATTGTGCCGACTTGGCTTCAGCCTTCTGTAACTGCTCTGCTGCCTGTTCATTCCAAGGGAGCACGTAAGACATGGGCTCGACCTCACCAGGAAGGAGGATGTAAACGAAGATACCGACCCCCTCCCGGATCACAGAGCCTACCACCAAGGCTTCCTCGACACGGGGCTTGGCCCACTCCAACCGCACTGGCTTCGGCTTACCCATAAGGGAGGAGACTGCACCGTAGGAGACGGGAATGAAGAGAGCAACGAGGAGAAGGATCGGGATCACACGCTTGGAAAACGCACATCCGAAAGCAGCTACGGCGATGAGGAGAGTAAGAGAGATGAGGAAGTAGGGTGTGATCATGACTACAGATCCTTCAATACTGTTTGCTCAATGGTTTCAGTAACCTTTTCCTTGATGATGAGCCTCACTCGGAACCTCGACGGATGTGGACCACCTACAGTCCCCTCTGAGATCACAATCCGATCCGCAAACAGATGAAGATTGATAAGTTCCATCGCGCGCTTCAAAGCTTCACGTTCTACGGAACCTAGTGTCATCGCTTCCCACCCCGAGTTACTCTGCAAGTAATCTTCGGTTTCGTACCACTGAGAACCGCAGCAGATCCAACTGCAATACACCCAATGAGAAAGATACTAGCAGCTAGAGCCAAGCCCACCAGAACGGAAGCGTGACCAGCCACCAGCTCCAATCAATGTAACCTGTAAGTTTGAGGCCAACAAACAGAACCCCAAGAAGCCCTATCACCACGTTCATTTAACTCGTCCCTTATACGTCCTGAGTTCAGTCTGCAACTGGTCGACACTGCCCTTAACGAGCTCACCCTTATCATCGAGCTCGAAGCGGAACACAGTAACCTCCTTGCCTTCAGCGTCCATCTTGACCTCACTCATCAGGATCTTCTTCATCGTTCCGTTGGTCTCGTTCTTGACACTGACGAAGACCTTGACAGGAACAATCGCTACACCCGCGCGATTTCGGTAGAAGTGCAGGTTGACGATATACCTTCCGGCATAGACCCCGCGTGAGTAGGCGTTCTCGTAGTTCAGACCACTAAGATCGAGCATGTTCCCGAGGTCATCGCGGAGGAGATTGAAGATGGCACCTCCCTTGTTCGAGTAGCCTACCGGCACATCACCCGGTGCTTGGACCCAGAGATCAATGTCCGCGTCCATGGAAGGCGGCCAGATGACCTCGACGGACACAACACCGGGTGGCGAGCTTGTGTCATCCTTCTCTGCCTTGGCTTTGGGGTTGACCAACGGGAGAGTGAAGAAGGCAATCATGATAGCAGTTACCATCATGAGGAACAGCATATCAGCAAAGATGATGGCGTTCCGTCTGGAGCTAAACATCTCGATGGACCTCTACACATTGATGATAGCCCAGCCAATTAATGATCCAAAACATGGTCGGGTTCACCAGCAAGTCCGTCAATACGAAGTGGCCTGTAGCTAGGTAGCCGATGCCATAAACGACGACCCCTATGCCCCACCACCAAATTAGTTCGCGCAACCAAGGAAACGGCTTCATGCTGCCACCTCTGAGTTACGGATGTCGAAGGCACGAGAGTTCAAGATGTAGAGATCAGCAGCGAGCCACAGAGCCAGGGAGGCACCAACCATGGACTTACCGAAGCTTGCAATCGTCTCCTTCAGGAACTCTGCCATTGCGGGTGTAGCTGAAGCCGCATCGTTCAGAAGGCTCGGATCCAGATGGGAGGCTGCGATGATGATACCCACGAAGGTTCCGATCATCCCGAGCATGGCAACCTCGGTGGACAGCCAATAGGGGAGGGACATCATGTGGTCGAAACGCTCCTTCAGCAGCGTGTTCTTATCCACACCGTGGTGGACAGCCAGGGGGATAGCCTCCCAGCGGGACAGCCTCCATGATTTGATCCAACAGTCGATGAGACCTACTAGAAACAGGGCGACGATTCCATAGACGACGTAAGTGTTATCGTCCCTGAACAGTGGAATCAACCACCCAGCCCAGTAAGCGGCGAAGAGGAACCCGAACCCCGCGATGTTGAGCAGGGAGGTGTAGGCGAAGCAGAGACTACGCATCTTTCGTTACCTTGCTAAGGGTTGACTTAACATAAAAGACAAGCTTTATCTGATAGAGGGCATCGAACAGGGCGTTGTGCGCCGTTCCTTCCATTGGACACTCTCTATACACTGAGTTAACGTCCATATTGCCCCGAGCGCCTTTGATGAAACTCATCAGGTCGGTGGCATGTCTGTGGGAGAATGGTGATGGTATGCTGTAGTCATGTAGGTAGCTCTCGATGAACGCACTGTCGAAGCTAATGGGCTTAGCCCAGAATCTCAGGGGTTCGCTGTGCCCATAACCAACCCAGTCAGCGAAGTCCTGCATCACGGTACGAGGATCTTCCGCCCTACGCATGATGTCTTCATAGACGTCTTTACGCTTAGACCACCAAACCCTCGTTTCTGGATCCCAGTATCGATGGGGTGGCATGTGCATGGATCGGTTAAAGAAACCTCCGTCTACAGTCTCGTTCTCATAGTTGAACTTGACCGCACCGATTTGAATAATGGCACATCGATCTGGACGTAGACCTGTGGTCTCAATGTCAATTTGGATATCAGGAAACTCTACCACTGGAACTGACCCATTTCTGTCCAAGACAACGAGTTCATTCCCGCGTCTTTTGTTAATACACAGTATGAGAAGGGAACCTTGTACCAAGTATCGCTCAGCAGATTATGCACGTAGATCATGTAGGTACCAAGGGCAGCCGTGATCTTAACGGCGGCTGCCCATTGGTCCTTGCTCAACATGCTAAATCGGAAAGCGCGTGGGTCCTGGGTGGACTTCACCTCGGCGAATTGAACCGCTCCGTTGTGGACAACCAGGAAGTCGGAAGGGAGGGGCGGAAGCTTGAACCTTTTGCCCCCATTTATCCCGAACAGGTCGCTCATATCGCGGAACCTGTAGACGTAACACCGCTTACCAAGCTTTCGGTATCGAGTTACGAACGCTGCTTCACTGGCTTTACCGGAGTTCCTGCTCATACAAGGAAGATAGTGGTAGATAGAAGTTTAGGAAGGGTTTGTTATAGTATCAAGAAACAACTTTAAATTCTTTTCTGGTCTCAGCTATCTGCCTCTGTCGATAGGCTACTGCATCGTCGAGCTCGTCGTCCGAGTAGTCGTCCAGACTACCCTCATCATCGTCGCTCAACTCCTTCACCATCGCTTCCAGATCCACCGTCTCGATACCAGGAGTGTTCATCAGACGGAGGAGCTGCTTCAGTTCGTGGATCGAAAGTTCCATGGATAGAGATCTCTCTTGCTGTGGATTCCTGAGCCAAGATTTAGCAGTTTCTGTTGTTCTGTCGAGAGTTCGTTATCTAATCAGGAATGCGATATTCGAACAAATTATCTTTCTGGTTCAAGGTTTCTAGAGCCTGGGCACGAGCTTTCTCGGTGTTGTACCGAGTCCAGTAGGTTCTCCATCGATGAAAGAACCCGGTGACACGAATCTTACTATCTCGAAGCCGTAGTCGATACTCAAGTACAAACTTCTTCGTTCCCTTGGAATGTCGGGGGGGTTTGGGCCATTCATCCGTTTCAAGTGGTGGTTTCAAGCGGCTCGCTTCCACTCTTCTCTTCCCTGCATGAGGTAATCAACCACATCCTGGACCCCAGCATCGGTCAACCGTCCGGTCTCACGAACCCCAGGGAGTTCTGGGCACTCATAGAGCTCGATCTGCCCAAATGGTGCCTTGGTTCGGTGCCATGGCTCGAAGCTCAGTCCGATCGAGGGGCTTGCATCGAGCTTCATGACCTTGAAGATGTCTGGGTGGGAGCACATGATCTGATGAACCTCCTTTACGACCTGAGGTACTAGGCTATGGTGAGCACTGTATATAAGCTCATCATGGTTTGGGAGCATGAACCTAACATCACGCTTACTCCAACCTAGTGCCTTAAACCTATCCTCAACCCGAAGAATGGACCGCTTGGCGATCGTACTGCACGTACCCTGCACTAGAGAATTGACCGCCTGATTCTTAGCCCGACGCTGGATCTTATTGGCGATCTCGTTCCAGAATGCTTGAACACCCTGGTTGTTGAAGTGAGCCATCTTAGCGTTCCACAAACGGCGCCATTCGTGTGTGGCTTCAAACCGTGTGCGTCGGTGACCATCAGGGAGTTGCACATACCCATCAGTCATACACTTGTTGATAACATCATCGCGCCACTGCTTTGCTACTTGGAATTTCTCCCAAAACAGCTCAGTGGCAGCCCACATCTGCTCAGTGGTCCATCCTAGGCGTTGCCCTACGGTTGATAGAGCACCACTATAATACGCATTAAAGTTGGCCCCCTTGCCAATTTCTGTGCGCCAGTAGGAGTACGCTTTCCCTGGCTGCATCATCTCCCCTTTGATATTTAGGAGGATGCCAGGGTTGATGAGGTCACAAGCTTCTTCCTCACACATCGAGGGTAGACGCTTGAACAGATCCAAGGTGATATCTGGAAACTTCACCTTCAGAACACTGGCAGCAGCACCAGCGTGTAGGTCCTTGTGAGGTAGCTGACCAAAAGCTTCGACGAAGCTGGGGTCCTGGGAGAACTCTCCAATCTCCACCAGCTCGATACCGGACCAATCTAAAGAGACAACGATGTGATCATCGTAATCACCCTGATAGAAGCCACGGACATAAGTTCCATCGCCACGTTTACTGAGCTGATTCCCGTTGGGTGCTGACATAGCCATGCGGCGGGAAGCCAGTTTGGATGTCAGGACCGGATACATTCTCAGGCTCTCAGGATCTGTAAGCTGTTCATAGGGCGTGAGGAACAGCTTCATCCTGGTATCGATGCTTGCCATCTCGGTAAGCGCGGACACGATCTTGAGGGCTGCGGGATTCGTCAGTTCCTCACGGATCTTACCACGGGCCTCACCATCAGAGCTTGTCTTACCATCCGAGATGATGAGCTTAGCTCCGATCAGATCGTAAAGGAGCACGCGCTGCGGCATATAGTGCGAGAAGTTCGGTCCATCAGGCTGCTTGACCGACCGTTCGGTGGCCCAGGCATTAGGGACAGCACCCCTAGCTCGCAGCGCCTCAGTGAAATCGTCCGAGGAACTGTCCAGAAGCGCCCAGCTTTCGATAGAGGACCGATAACCCTTCGAGTTTTTTGCATACCAAGCGTCGCGCTCAGCAAGAGATTTGTTCGGGATAGTGGGAAAGGGTAGAAGCCCTCGAATGCCTTCACGTAGCGTCCTCAACGCAGCGGCATAGTTTGACCGCTCTTCATCTCGCTTGCTCTTGATCTCCTTGAGATTGACAGACAGACCCTCCTTCCACACATTAGCGTAGATGGGCACCATACGGTTCTCGGTATCGATGAAGGTCTGGACCAAACCAGGGTTCACCTTCATCATCTTATCGAGCGCTGCATGAAAGACCTTCACACACCAGAAAGCGTCGTCACATCCGTACCCAACTACCTCATCACCGGTTAGTTGACGCATACCAGAGCGCTTACCCAGCACCTCTTCATACGTGACCATTGAATAGTTGAAGAGTGACTTAACACATTTCTTGAGAGCATATCCGATGCAGATATCACGGACATAGCCATTATAGGAAAACTTCGCCTCAGACTCCTTTGCCGTGATCTTGTTCATCAACTCTATTTGAGCGACTGTCAGACTATCACGGTTACCATCATATGTACTCGCAAGACGAAATAACTCAGGTAGGAGTGCACCAATGCCACCCAAACCAGCAGCGACGAAGTCACCAATGTCATACTCATCTGGTGATACCGCTGAGACCATCATTTGAAGGGAACAAATGATAGGATCCAGGATCAGACCGTGGGTGTTCTCCAACACCGTAAGTTCGAACGGAGCATTATGAGCAATGTAGGTTGAGGTCGGGTTACGCTTCTCAAGAAGCTTGGCGAATAGATGGAACGGTATCCGGTTCTCAACGTCGGCGTGAAGGAAGTTTGCGTAGTATGAGTATGGGGATCCATCGATGTGAAGCGAAGCCCCACAGAGATCCTGCCTACGCTGATCGAACACTAGTCGGGTCTTGTTGTTGTACTGCTCCAGTCCCGCGTGACGCCTATGGTTATCCGTCTCGATATCGATCCCAATGAACCCAGCGGTGCTGAGTTCGGCCTCAATTTGAGGGGCTAGAGAAGTGTAGCTTCTGGCATCCAGGAGGAGAGGAATAGTTGAGTTCATGCGACATGTGCCCAAGTGATATTTCTTCGAACCTTATAGATTGTTTGGTAACGAACTCCATAACATAGAGCGAGTTCTTGATCAGTACGTGGATCTGATCTAATTGCTCGTACTATATCTTCAGAAAGTTTTGCATTAGATGACGCCGAACCTTTTATTCCTGAGGGTTTGTGACGACCTTTACGTACACAATCACGTATATTATACGTTTGGTCAGCTAGAATTAAGTGTCTAGGATTGACACAAGAAGGATTATCACAAGTATGACACACGCTATCACTTGTTGATAATAGAATACCTTGTCGTGTGAAAATATATCTGTGCGCGTATGTGTGTTGACCATTCAAATAGAATTTTCCATAACCTCGCTTAAATTTATGACTTATCCACTCCCAACAATCGTCAGGCCCACGGATATCGACCTTCTCCCAGAAGCGCTCCTCAACCGTCTTTTTCACTTAATCTCCACCTCATAGCCGAGACCCTGGAGGATCTTATAGGCGAGCTCGTAGGGCATCAGATTAGAAAGAAGACCGCCATTGAGGTGATCATCCCCTCCATCATCAAACCAAGTCACACCAAACTCGTCGGTTATGATCATGCGATCATAGGTGAGTGGGCCACAGTCCTCACATTCATAATCATCGGAGGTGTATCGTATCGTGAGCTTACTCATTGCAGATAACTCCTAAGCATAGCATCTCCCTTATCGAAGTTGGGCACTCCAACCGAGAGATGCTGTTGGATTTGATCGAGCGGCACGTCGAAGAAGCCAGTGATTTGCCAGTACCTGTGGAGTTCAAAGAAGTTATCCAAGATTTTCTGTCTAGCTGGATCGTCATCTAGCATGTAATATGCACCATGTGTAAAGATCCGTTGAACATACTCCTTATCAATCTTCTCAAACGACTTCGGCCCAAACCCCTTCAAACCTGGGATATTGTCCGCACTATCCCCTACCAAAGTCTTGTACAATCTAACATACTTCGGCTCTACACCTGGGATCGGCTTAGCATCACAAGGCACACCCAGCGCCAGATAGTCACTGTCATTGCTTACAATGTGACACTCACTCACAGACTTGGCGAAGGTCGCAATCACATCGTCCGCCTCGTACCCAGGCACAGTGACCTGCATCGCGCTTGTGTGTACCAGCAACTCCTTCACGAATTGGACGGTGGCCCTGATGTCGTCGGGAGTCTTAGGGCGACCCATCTTGTACTCGGGATAGATAGAGCGACGACGCGCGTTGCCGTCAGGTGCATCCCATACCCAGAGATCGGTGTCCTTGGCGTTAGAGAATATATTGCGAGGGACTAGGCCGGTGAGATCGGAGTCTAGTCTCCTTCTCATGAAATTTTGGCCGTCGATCAATCTCAGCATGAGGGTTTAGCTACGTGGAAGATGCGGGGCTCGGGCTTATAGCCACAGAACCACTTCCAAATATACCAAGCGTAATTGTGGCGCGGCGCACCTGTGCTCCCTGCGATCCAACGAGGACGCCAAGTTAGTACGAGCTTGGAGTGAAATGGCATCTCATTAAAGAGGTCTCTACGTGATTTGGCGCAATCCCATTCATTACGCATCAACATTGCGACAGTACCATCGTGTGGCTGCATAAGCTTGATAGCATGACGCACGAATTTTTCCGCGATATCCCCATAAGGCGGGTTCGTAACTATGTGATTTATAGTGTTTACTGGCGGACCACTCATATCAAAGAAGTCAATTCCTGAACATCCAAAACCATAGTCCTTGATATCTGATGAGATAGTAGGGGCATAAGTTTCAAGGACTTCGGACATCGATCCGGTTCCACATGCAGGTTCCCAAATCTCATCCGTACGTTGAAGATGAAGATAACCCATCAATGCAATAGTGACTTCCCTAGGTGTGGGATAATGATCAAGCTCCTCACGCTTGTAGTCGTACTGACCGGTCATAGCGGGATCTAACATACAAACTCCCTATCCAGTGATCTGTAATGACCCAACTGTTCGACGGTGTGGCGGCGGTGGCAGTTACAACAAAGGACCCTGCACTTATCGATCTCGGATTGGATCTTCTCTAATCCATTTCCGTTCGATACCAGTGTGGAAATGTTCGCCGTCTTGGTCGCTTGATCCAAGTGATCGAATTCTAGAACGATCGGATCCGCCTCGCCACAGTGAGCACAGGGGTGAGTGACTAGATAGAGCCAGACATACTCTCTGGCCCTTAGTCGTTTCAGTTGGCTTTTGTTGAGTGGAAGATTAGAAGAGATAGAAAGAAGGGATTATCTCGCATGTAAGATGCGAGATAATCCAGATCCTTAGTTACGCAGCCTGAGCAACCGTCTCGATACCTGCGACATCCAAGGGGGTGAACGAGATAATCCCCCACTTGAAACCATTCTCAGCCCGAGAAACGTGGCCGAGCTTAGTACGCACAGTCTTAGTCTTCCAACCCTTCTTGTTGCAGTCTCGGAGGTATGCCTTGAAAAGCTTGAAGTTGGTCGTAGAAGTGGTGTGACCAATCATCGTACCAGCCTCAGCAAGAACCTTGCCGTTAACAACAAAGTCCTCCGTAACCTCCATTGGGATATCGACGGCAGTATAAACCTGCGCTTCCTTCCCCGTCACACGGGCTGCCTGGGCCAGAACATCGGTCCAGGAACCACCCCCAACGACAGTAACACCATCGCGAGTTTTCTTATAAGTAGGCTGTCCACCCTGAGGGCCATACTTAACCATCTGGTAAGGAACAACCTCGGTCAGGTCGATATTGACGATCATCTCATCGAACAAGACCTTGTCTTCAGAGCCAAGGGCCATGCCATTATAGCCGACCTTCAACCAGTCATCGACTGCAAGGCCAGAGGAGAGGACGTCGTCCAGGGTCAAGTCATGACCCCGAGTAGCAACCTGCGTTGCCTGAGTGGCAGTAGCAGGGACCGCTGCATTGACGGCAGCGGCCTGGGCGACTGCCATGATGTCGTTAATATCCATAGCCATTAGTTTTCAGTCCTTAGGTTCAAGTTTACGGTTTGTGGTTGAGCTTTAGATATGGAAAGACCCGACGCTTTTACAACGCCGGGCCTGGGTCGAAGTGGTTTATGATCTACTAATGAATAGTGATTAGTTCCCTTGTTGGATCGATCTTATTCACTGTCGCGGACTTCTTCCGTACGATCTCGTAGATCCTGTCCTCCACCTTGGCGTTGTATTTCAGGATGGTGATACGAAGTACCGTCTTCCGAACCCCTCTCACCACGCGCATGTAAGCCTGAACGAAGTCATCGTCATTGTAATTCAGGCTGCAGAAGATGATGTGGTCGACCTCCTTTCCATCTGGACCCCAGTGCTGCCAGTTGAAACCAACCGACGCCGTGGGAGGTGTTGCTACGATATATTGGATGCGACCCGCTTGGAAGTCCTGGTCTACCCTTCCTCTCTCAGCGAAGCTCTTCTGACCATGGATCACTCCACCTTGTAGACCTAGACTGGAGAGCAGTCTGTGGATCCGCTCGACCTCTCGGGTGAAGACAGCAAACACCACGAACGGGGTACCATTACGGAGATGGTCGGTGGCCAGCACCTCCAACCGTTCATCCTTGGCGGTCGGCTCGTCACCGACTACGCTCTCAATTCCGTCTAGTGGGTTGCTGATTTCGTGCGGGTGCGCAAGAATCTGCCTCGCGCGTATCTGATTGACGCCTGGAATGCTACCATCGAGGTAGCTGTCTTCGAGCTCAAGGAGGGCATCCTTCTCGAAGGTGAGATAGGCTTTCTTCTGTCGAGGGTTCATTTCAACCTCCTCGACGATGACCACCTTCTCCTGCTCTCCGTAGGTTTCAGCGAAGGTGCGCCTCCAGCCGAAGAGACCCATGATCTTGGCGATCTTCTCGGTGTTTCGCCAGCCTAGGACGTTCCCATAATTATCCGTCCATTCGTGATAGGCTCGAAAGGCGGCAAAGTTGCCGTACAGACGGGGCTCCAGGAGGTGGGCCACAGGGTAGAAGGCTGTGAGATTTCCTTGGATGATGGTACCCGACATGAACACCAAATAAGGTGTGGTTCTCATGAACTGGTACAGAGCTTGAGTGCGCTTTGATTCATGCCCCTTGTAAAGCATATGCGACTCGTCGATCACGACGAGACTGATTGTGTAGAGCTCCTTGAGCCGGGGGCCGTAGCTGGCCAGAGCCTCGGCGGTCATAAAAAAACCCCGAGCACCTGACTCGATCTGAGCCAGCTTCTGCTTCGGGGTTCCCTTGATGATCACGAGCTCGTCGGTGGTAAGCGGCGTGAACCTAGTCATTTCGATCAGGTTCTTCTGGAGCAGGCTCGACGGCTGAACCCACACAAACCGGCTGTTATCATCCTTGGTCCGGTAGTGGGAATAGACGCAGGAAGGTGCGGTCTTCCCTGTCCCTGGCTCCGAAGCGTTGACACACCTCGGGAGCTTCATCATCAGGGACAGGTCGGCTATCTGATATTCTCTTAAATTTTCCATTCTCCCCGCATCACCTTCCTGGCCACCGTTCCTCCGATCCTCTCCCAAGGGAGCTCGATCAAATCGCTTAGTTCACGGTTAGCTAATTTAGTCTCCACTACCTTGAAGGCTGGAGGCGGGATCATCTGCTCCCGCCCGATGACGATCAGGTTGCGAGGCTTGCCCCACGCTCCCGCTGCCATCTGCTCCAGCTTCTCGATGTGCATCGACATTGCATCGACGAGGACCAAGGGCTGCACATTGGTAATCTCCAGTTGAGCAGCAGCCTGTCGAGCCGTGATGTTATAGATAGTCTTGACCACCGGTTCGAGGGGTGCCGACATCTTACTTAGAAGGGCTAGTACCTCGGCGCAGTTAGGCCAGTGGTACGAGAACACCAGTCGGTTTGGTGTTCTCGGTACCGGGAGGAGAGCCTGGAGGAGGGGATCATCCTCCACCATCTCGCAGAACGCCTCCCAGTGATGAGACGCAGGTGCGGCCTCGTTGATCCTGATGTCGTGAGGGCAGTGTCGAATGTCCCCGGCCGGTCTCACGCGGAACGGGGAAGTCAGGCTCATACCCAACGCATTGGTTGCGGTGGGTTCTCGACGAGTTGAACCCGCGCGGGGTGTCTTCTGCTGCTCTAAGAAGGATATACCATGGGGGGTAGTGTGGATCCCGAAATAGGGTACATTAGGCACGGTATAATCCTTTTTCTCTGAGCCTTAGGTATCTACGCTTTATGTGACAATTGGGTTCGCTACCAGCGGCTATCGTGATGATTCCGCGACATAGCGTACGTTTCCCCTCATCGTCTTTCGAGTGATACAGCTTGGCTAGTGTGAAATATCTGACCGCAGATTCAATCAGCATCCGATCCCTTTTTGGGTGGTGGTTTGATGTCATAGGTTGGATCGATCAGCTCGTGCAGTTGTACACCCATATACCCGGCAATACGCATAAGCTGACTCAGGGTTGGGTCACCAAGGCCCAATCGGAAGAGGGTAAGGAGCTGTGATGAGATGTTCAATTGGACAGCTACGTCGGTGATACGCTCCTTGGTCACGCGCCAGACGTAGTCGTTGAACCTAGCCCCTGCATGAACGTGCAGTTGAGAAAGCGTAGGCTTGTCATAGATGGCAGCGGGGTGCTCCACACCTCCTGGACAGCCCCCTTTTCGAGTTGACCGCTCTCCCGAATCACGCAGAACGACTCTGATGGTTTGGGGTGAGACCCCATATTTGTCGGCAAGGGCCTTAGGCCCGATCTTGCCTGACTGCCACTCTTTGCAGATGGCAGCGTTGCGTTCTTTGATGGCTGGGCTTGGGGTCCTGCTCATGGGAGTAACACATATGTGTCACGCGAACCTGCTCCTAGTTGAATGTACTGCTGGTACAACCCCTTGAAAACGCTGGCTTCGACCCCTAATCGTTGCAGACAGGGCACACTAGCCGCTAACTGCAAATCCTTGCACGTCGGTTCGATTCCGGCCCGGGCCTCCAACCAACCCCTTGATCCGCCTCGTATTTTTTTATTCATCGCTGGCCCGATCCTCAGCATGTGTGTCAGAAAGTGTGCCATCCGTGAACTTTTGAATAGCTTGTTCCAGGTCTTCACTGCGTAGATGGGCATACCTGTGAGTGAGAGATCTGGTCGAATGTCCAAGGAGCTGCTGTAGGACCCGCTCCTCGACTCCCCGTTGGCTTGCCCAAGAGGTGAAGGTATGTCGCAGATCATGAAACCGAAAGTTGGTAATCCCAGCCTTGGTGCAGAGTTGGGGCCACCACCAATTCACACGGGTCATCGGTAACCCCAAGCGTGACCCACGGAATACGTGATCTGCTCTGTGTGTCATGAGTGTGCTGGAGAGTGCTTCCAGTGCCCTCGGAGTCAGTGGGATGATCCTGGACTTGGAGCTCTTGGTTCGAGCTCCACTCAGATTGCCTAGGACCACTCTCCGCCGACGTAAGTCCACCTCAGATCGTGTTAAACCTAGGATCTCGGACTGCCTCATTCCTGTCTCCACCGCCAGGATGAGGATCGCCCGATAGACCGGGCTCTCCGCACAGGCCAGCAGATGCTCGAACAACTCCTCCGTGAGCCACTTGGTACGGGGTTTGCTTTCCCGTAATCCAAACTGCCTGCGGTTGAGTTGGCGTACAGGGTTGTCACGAGGTCCATCGGGTTGCAGGCACCACCAGTTGTACATGGATGATAGGTAGCTGAGATCGCGCTTGATTCTAGCGTGCGAGACCTTGGCAATCCTATTCCTTATATAGTGATGAATGCTTTCAGTTTTCAGGGAAGAGAGTGTGAAATCTCCCAGAAATTTCAGGATTGTACGATACGAGCTTGTGTAACTCCTTATCGTGTTGGGTTTCAGCAACGCTGCCTGGATGTACCGCTCGTGGGCCTGGGAAAAGAGCAACCCACCAGGGGCCTCACTATCGGTTAACTCCTGCTGGAGGAGTTCCGCAATGCGTTGCGCCTCACCTTCATCAGGCGACTCCGTAGAGACCCGGTGGTAAGATCCATCGGATCGAGTGAGCCGAGCTTGCCAGTAGCGACTGCCTTTACGTCTGTAGATGTGAGTGGACACGCGACAAACTCCACGACCGCAGCGATAGAAAAACGCCAATGCCTACCGACCCTGAGGGAGGGTATTCGTCCGGTCTTCGCGTAATGCAGGATCGATCGGCGTGTCAGTCCAAGGTGTCGCGCAACGACACCTGCGTCAACGAAGTTTGACATTCTTCTTTACAACCCTAGAGGTTCTGGTTCCACCGCCGTAGGGGCTAACTGGATGTTAACCGCTGGGAGGTCAATGACAATTCCATGATGTTAAATCGTTTAAATGCCCTAATCCCTTGGAACTAGGTGCATTTGGTTTATAAGTCTCTGGATTCTCTCGCGATCGGAACCCGTGAGATAGAGTTCGGCCTGCCGGAATAAGGAAAGGTACCCTCGCAGTTCGCGGGCAGCGTCTGACTGAGTCAGATCATACTTGGATTCGAGCTCTGCGATTAAGCCCTTGGCCAGCCCACGAATTAATTTTGTTTCGCTGAGAGCGAGGCTTTTAGAATCTTCCATTTAGTCCTCGCTTCGTTGATATTAGCGGAGTGGCTGGTATTCCCGCTCCGCGTAACCTTCTGTAACGTATGCCAAATCCAGCAATTCGTCAACCTCATCGCTGGTTAGAGGGATATCAGAGTACGTCAGCTCCCAGTTGCGCAGGTCAACCTCGAATTCCACTGTTATTGGTTCATCTCCACGGTGGATCTCAGTTATGAGACTCATCTGTATCATCCTCCGACAGGGGGATCGAGTGAATAAGCTCCCCATCGAAGCTCAGCCAGACGTGGGTCCCAGGCTCGGAGGGGTGCCAGTCGGGTTCTATGAGGATCTGGAGACGACCCCCGGCTATCAGATCGAGGAGGGTGGCTCTCATATATCACCATACTTCGCTTTAAGACGCTTCAACTCCTCTTTCTCCTGGCTATCTCTGAGCTCCCTCTGTGCCTTCTCTAAATCGCGTCTATGCTTAAGCTCCTCCCTGGTCATCGGTCTCCAGTATACAATTCTAATGCGTATCTCCTCACCTCCGTAAGGATACTCTATATCAAGCTCAAGCCTCGCGCTGGAACGAAACTCCTCTGGGATTCGCTCCAAAGCCTCTCGAAGAAATTCTATTGCATCCGAAAGATTACCGTTTAGTCCATACTTATCATCTTGGATAAAGTCCACACGAACGAGGTGTTTAGCCATCATCTAGCTCCTACGTGAAAGTGGCTCCTGCTGATACAGAAGCCACTTGTTGTGTCAGATTTCAAGAGTTCGCAGACTTATTATGATAGATCTAGCTCCTTAATGTAAGCTTCGTACTACATATCGTCTGATTATGTAGTACGAAGCTTACATTAAGGAAATGTGTGAACATACGTTTCAGGATTAAAAGAGTTTCTTTTTGATAGATTCTCCCTTGCAGGAATTGGCTTTAGGTTTGCTGGAACATGCAGCCCACAAACCAGTGGGTGGTTCAGAGGAATCTCATGGTCTACGTGGTACCCTGGAGGGCACGCTTCATAGATCCTTGCTATCTCAGTACGGTCTACCCAGGAGGGATAGGCTTGGAGCTTAAGTGTCCGGCGGGCGGCGTCACGTTCCCGACATCGTCCCCGATTGGCTTGCTGCCACCTGCGACAGTTCTCATGATGTATATCTCGATTAACTTGACGCCACTTTCGGCAATTCTCTCTATGCCGCACCGGATTGGTTTGTCTCCATCTGCGGGAATTCTCAAGGTATTGCTCGTAATTATTTAGGATCCACTTACGGAGGCTCTCCCTGCGTCGCTCCCGACGCTCTCCCGAGTTGTTCCGATGACTCTCACACTCTACACAACCTTTACTACTTACCTGCCGCTCACAAACATGCCCATGCTTACAAGGCTTGCCTGTAAAATATCTCTTCAATCCTAAAGCTTTAGCTTCTTTACGAGTAATAATATCCAACACGACCACCAACTAGCTGCCTCAATGTGCAGTCTAATTTGGTGGTCAAACACCATAGTTTGAACAATTTATGAACTAATAACGAACAAGTATTATTCTAACTCAGCCAAGTTTTTAGCTAACTTCACCGACCTACCTGGAAGAGCATCACCCTTCCAACGACCACCATCCTTCTCCAGTTGATAGAGGAGATAACCAAGCACGATCCACTTTGGGATACCCATTATGACATCGAGGGTCTTGCTCTCTGCGATCTTGACAACATCGTCGGCTGCCAGTGCCCGCTCCAACTTCCTGGTAAAATCAGGCATCTTAAGTCCCCGACGAGATGTAGGTGAGCAGGTCGGCTGCGGTGGTGATCCGACGAGAGAGACCAACTTCAGCTTCGGTGAGAGGAGCCGTAGAAGGTACGCTCATTCCACATGAGCGAGTATAGAAGCCAGCGGCTCTGTTGAATGGCCCCCCTGCGCCGGTCTTGCCCACATATGGGTATTTATGGAACGGCGGGTCATGCGTCACGCACATATCAGAGACACCAACGGTCATCACGCGAGTAGAATAATTCCTGCTTACCTTCTGGGTCGTCCCGTAAATGCTGTAGCCCATGAGGCCGATGCCCAGGCAATTGATCGAGTTGTCAACGGCGCTTGGGAACTCGAAGTAGTTACGCGGACCCAGAAGAACAGCATAATATTCCCCAGGCTGGACATCGATTGTTGGTCCCTCATACTGCGTCGTCGTGTGCACGATCACATCTGGGTTGCAGGAGTTATCCACCGCCTGGATTGGATTCCACGTTGGAGTCTGCGATGAGGAGTAAACCTTCGAGGACTTCGGGGGGCGACGGAACACACAATCTGAGATCTCCCACCATCCATCATTGGGAAGAGTGTAAGCACCCGAGCCAGCAAAGAAACCTTGACCGAAATGCTTATGGTCACACTTCCAAACGTTCAGGCTCCGAATCTGCGCATTGTTATTCTGCATGATGTCGGAGTGGCCAAGCGAGCCTGTGATCTCTTGCAGGTTACCGAAATAGAAACCGTTCTTGATCCGATGACGCAGAAGATAGACGTCGACCCACTTGTTCTTACCGCTATCAGAAGGAGTCTTCGTACCAAAGCTGAAGAAGTCACCCCACCAGCATGATTGCTTGGTGCCCATGACGTCGTCGACAGCCCAACAGCTATCCATATCAACGCCGTCGATCCAAATGAATGGACGACCGTCGCCAGGATCACCATTGTAATTGCCGATGAGCCCCGATGGCATATCAGTAGTAGTGAAGTTCAGGTGGAACACATTACCAGGATCACCGGGGAGAGCTTCCGTCTTGCCCTGGAAGGTGCAATTCTGATTACCAACGAGATTCATCTTCCCGCCGATAATGAACACCCCCTTGTATTTCAAGGTTTGCTTCTGAATACGAAGCTGGGTGGCGGACGGCGGAAGAACAATCAGAAGATACTTGGTCCAGTTGCCATCACCAGGGTAGGGGTCGGTGATCAGCCACGTCACAACATCGGACGTAGAAGCAGGTCCGTGAGGAGGGTTATAGAGACGCCCACCCAGTGCTGCGGTATCATCATTCAGGATCGAGGTGGTACCGAAGTAGGGAGTACCGAGCGCACAGCTTGATGGAGCAGACAGGGTCACTGTCATCTGCTCATTATCTTCAGGGTCAGTGTCGCCCTTCAGAGTGAAGTCGATGTTCTTGGTCGTGTCACCGGAAGCAAAGGTGACCGTCCCAGAGAATGCCTGCCCAGACTGGAAGTCGGCGGCATTCACACCACCAGTCAAGGTCCAGGTTGCTGAGCAGGATCCGGTACCACCACTCTTGGTGACGACGAAACGAATCGTCTTCGTGCCGCTGTTGCCCTCACTAACGTCGGCGGGAGCTGCCACGGTGAGCGTGAGCCCGGCTACCGTGTAGGTGATCACACCTTCGACGTAGGTTCCCTCAGCATCCGTCAGGCGGTACGTCAGCGTGTCTGAACCAACGTAGCCCGTGGATGGTGTGAACGTGAGCGTGCCGCCGGAGATCGAGGTGGTACCATGAGCGGGTGCTGAAACAATAGTCAGGGTGAGAGGGGTTGGACCCTCATAAGCAGCGGTAAGATTCTGCGCCTTAGCCGTATTGGAAAAGGTATCAAGGGAATAATTGATCGCCGGAATTGGGTAAGAGAGACCCGAGAGGAGACCCCAACCAGTGTTGGCTTCCGTTCGTCTGGTAGGAATTCGAGTGAATGATGCTTGTGAAATAACGGCACTGTTTACGACGTCTGAGAGGGAATGAGAAGGACCATAAGTGATCGACGAATTGCGATCAGCCCTCGCTGTATCGTTAGGCGCTACAAAGAGATTGGCCGTCTTCACTAGAGTATCAGAAGTCAGCCAAGGTCGAGTAGTAGCGTCACCGACCACAATTGGGATATGATTACCGCCCACATAAGCGTAGGCGCAGTTTGGCCAAGCTCGTCCAGCGGGGGCGTCGGCATAGTTGTCTGGCCAACCCGTCCAATCTAGCGACCCGCGAGCCAGGGCGATCTTTGCCGTTGCAGAAGGGGAGGTGGCTATTGGTGATGCAGCGGAGGCTAGGAGACAAGCCCAATTGTTAACGACAACCGTGAAACCGTCCGCGATGGAGATACCACCGAGGTCAGTAGTGGACCCAACTGGAGCGGTCCACATATTCCCATCGATGATGTTACCTGTTGCTTGAGTGGGCTTGGTGCAACCCTGGCGAATACGCAGCCACTGCTTCGAGGTCGAGGTCTTCGCTTCGAATGTATTATCGAAGCATGCGACACCCGCTGAACCTGTATCGACGACATAGCCTACACCGATATAATCGAGAAACAGATTCTCAGCGACGTAGAAGTGTGCGTCGGTTAGGGAGTCATGATCGTTCGGGCCGATCATGATCGCGCTGTTGGCTACAGTCGGGTCATCCGTGAAACCCTTAAAGAGATTCTTTCGGACCCACACATACTTATAGAAGACCCCACCAGTGAGCGCACCACCAAAGATAGCCGACCGCTTGAAAGGGGCGTCGGTTGAGCCAATGAAGTCGTTGCCGTAAATGTGGGTGTATCTGGAAGTGCTCGTGCTCTCGAATACGATCGCACCTTTAGTGGCACCACCATCAGAATAGAAGTAGAAGCGGTTCTGCTTGATCTCCGTGTAAGAGGATGAGCGCACGAGAATGCGGACGTTCTTGAGCCGCAAGTTGCAAATGACCCACCGCTGGCCCGTGCAGATGATGGTGGCATTGCTGAGCTCAGGGAAGCTCGCCTTCTTGTCACTGTTGCCTCTGAGAAAGATCGGATCAGCGGTCGTGCCCTCTGCGTCGAGGGTGAAGGTAGCGCCCCCAGCGTCCAAGTTGGTGGTGAGCACCATGGTGCTGCCAGCCGTGGCTGAAGAGACAGCCGTCGTCATGTCGGCAACGGTCGAGAACAGAACCTTGCCTGGAGAAGTGGCGTAGGTCGGGATGTTTACCCAACCCGGTTCAGCGGCATCAACCCTGGTGGGGAAGGTGAGGGGCGACAACAGGTAGAAATCAAAGAAGCTGGTTGCTCCGAGCTTAGCTCCCGTTGGTACACCGAGGCGGAACCTGCCTGTCATCTCGAAACTCGGACGCGAGCCCGCAGAAAGAGAGAAGGTAACGGTCTTTGAGGTCTCCCCGATCCCAAATGAGATGGTGCCGGAAGGGAAGACGGATCCGATGAAATAGGCTGACGTTACCGGATTGGTGCCGGTGCCTAGGATCGACCAAGGGACAGAACAACTCACGTCCGAATTGACCGTACGGTTCACCACTACGGTGGCAACGACGGGATCACCCGGAAGGCGGATGAGGGAGTCGACCTTGACCGTGATGTTCAGGACCGGCAGCTCGGGAGTGACAGGTGCCGCTGTGGTGTCAGTGGCTCCAGCCATCAGGCGGGGGGAGACGAGAACGAAAGGTGCTGGCATCTCTGTCAGCCCTGCTTGATAAATGAGGTGCCATCGGAGCGAGCTCTAATGGTGCAGCATTTCCCAGCGGCCGATAGAGTAGCGCCGTCTGGAGCAAGCAGTGTGGACGCGACGAGAGTTCCCGTGTTGGGGGTAATAATGATCGCGAAACTGGCTCTCTGATCTGACTGATCAGATGTCATGGTGTAGGTGAAGTTCCCGGCCGTGGGGGCATAGTGGTCGCCCAATACAAAACCGAAATCCTTTACACCTCTGGAACCGGTGCGACCATTGAAACGCTGCGTACCTGGGCCAGTCAGGGTCAAAGGCTGAGTATCACCACCCTGTATATTCATACCAAAGATAACCATCGACTTATCAATGGTCGTGGTAATGGTTCGGTCCACAGAGGGCGCATTGTCGGTAGAACTGTTTGCTACGGCACCGGTTACGGCAGCACCATTGGAAACAACACCGACATAGAGCACATAAGAATGTGGATCGGCGTCGGGTGTCACAGTCATGGCGACGGTGGTTGAGGTGTCCGAGTCGGCGAGAGAGCCAGACCACACAGCGACCGGGAGTGGGCTCACCGAAGTCTCTGCATAGTTACCCGTTGACGTATCCGAGATGTTCTTCGTCAGTCCAGTAACATTGGTGGCCGTTAGAGTAGCCGACCTTCCCGTCTTGTTGGACTCATAGATGGTGAAGAGAGCAGCCCAGAACTTCCGTCCGGTGCCGGCAGGGACGGTTAGAGTATGATTACCGGTGTAGGCAGGAGGGAGGGGGACTGACGTGTTGTAGACGAAGTCGTCACGAGCAATAACGGTGGGTGTGAGAACCGACGTTGAGGATTCATTGGTGAAGGTGATGAGACCCGAACCAAGACGAACACAGTCTACCCAAGCCTGGGATGGAGAACCATCCAGTGCTGGATCATTATGCCAATTGAGGGGACAGATAACGGTTAGGGGTGTCGATCTCGTGAAGACCAGACACATATTCTTGTCGGCGGCCGTGAGAGTATAAGGGGAGGCGACGGAATTACCTATAATCTTCTCGGTGAGAGAAGATGCGGCACGGGCCGTGTCCTTGGCTACCTCAGAATAATGTAGAGACGAGTAGTTGCCAGAGGGGAGTAGTGTACCTTTGGGGGCACTGGCTTCTTGGGTGGCGAGCTCTGCTGCATCACTCGCGTCTAGGGCCGACTGCTGGGCAGCATTGACCATGTCGGGGACGGACAACTGATCGAAGACATTCGATACCGTTTGGGTGACGTTGGCTTTCCGCGTCAGTCCGTCCCCGTCAGTTGCGAGAAGGAACAGAGGATCTGTTGTGGTATCGAACTCCAAGATGGTCTTATTTGTCACGAATTATTTTCCACCTAAAGGCAATAGCTTTTAGATGGTGTGTGCTGGCTAGTAATTCAACAGTGAAAAGCTGGACTACATCATAGAGGGTCTGTTCTTGCGTTCGAGGTCGATTAACCCTCTCTGCTTATTTCCCTGAACAGTGGGATCATAGGTAATCCTATGGCTTTATCTCGCACACTCTATGATGTAGTCCAAGTCGGCGATTGATTAGTTTACGACGACAACCTCTATATAGTCTAGATCTTTACCACCAACAAGTGATCCTATCTCATAGAAGCTTCTACCGTCGAAGTAAACCTGAACGCGACTAGCCTCTGCTCGATCGTAATTATGATGACCGATGCGTACGACAACCTCCGTCTGCGGTGAGACTTCGCTAAGAATATTGATAAGCTCCCAAGCTTTCATCAGAACAAAACCTTCGATGCGAGGTAGACCTCGGGGTGCCAGAGACCTACCCAGTTGATGACGGAACAAAGTGTAATGAAACTAGACAGACCACCAACAAAGACAAACACCCCAAAGAAGACCACCCCCAAAACGCCGGGGTGAACATCTCCGTCACTATCGAAAATCCAGCCTCGTGGCATTCGCGTGATTGCCCAAGTAACAGAAGCGATACTAAAGAGCAGAAATATAATGCCGGTAACGATATTCTGCGCGGCCTCCACCCTAGCAGCAAACAGCGTGACATCCAACACTGGCTGCCCGAATTTGACAGCCAGCTCTCCCATCTTGGTCATGATTTCTTCGTTCATCGGAGCACCATTCTTGCTGCATCGTCCTCGGTTAGGAAGCCCAGGTCGAAGTCTACGGGCTCGGACATTGTCAGGGTGTATCCATCTGGATCAACGATACTCCAGATTGACTGGCCATCCTTATCAGGAAGTCCTGTGATGTCGAGCTCGACCCCATCACAGTATGCGCCATCGTAGCAGTCGAACTCATAAAGCTTCCCACCGAACTTCCAGGCGTAGCAATAGCCGTCGTGGGAGGCGGTTAGGGTGACGATAGGATCCTCGTCATAGGTCACGTTGATGGTTAGGGTCATCAGTTGTTGTCCTCAAATCGAGTCATGCTTCGCCCTCAGTGTTACGCAATCCCTCTTTTCAGCATTTACGTACACCACTATTACATCATCGTCCTTATTCCTGACTACTACCTTCCCACCCGGCTCTGCGTGGCTATAGTGGTACTTCTGTTTATCGAGAGCGATGAAGAGCTCCATTACAGGTACTGGTGTTGTGAGGTAGGGAGCCATCTACCCAATCCTCCAAGCAAGATAACAACCGAAGAGAGATAGAACGATTAGAGCGAGGAGAATCATGGCCGGGCCCCCGCAGCACGGAGGGCGGCGTGCATGCGATCGTGTTCACAGCCGGGGTATAGATAATATTCCCTCCAAGCGTTGTTGATCTGTTCCTTGGTGAATTCAGCGGGCTCGGTGCTGATGCCACGGTTATTGAGGAAGTCGGTGAGGGTGTCGCGCACAGAGCCAGGAATGCCCGCCCTATGAGGGAAGTACCGATCGACAGCACGATTTACTTCCTCCTCCGTCACCGGGCCGGCTCTCACCGCTGCGGGTGCAGGCTCTGGCCCCTTGAGCCACGCAGCAGCGTCTTCTGCAGTCTCGAAGGTACGGCTTACGGTGATCATCGAACTACCTCCAAATTACGAATTGCTTTCATAGAAGTTCTCAACCTCTGTTCAAGGGTTCCACTTACCTTTATGTAGGGTAAGTTACGTCTGATCAACTCTTGTTCGCATCGATCGTAGAACCTACGCCGATCATTTTCATCAGAGAAGTAACGGGTGCCATCGTCCACCCATGGTATATCAATGTCACAGAGTAGGTATAGGTCGACATCAGATTGAACATCGATCGAGTTAGAGCCCAGCAGCATTTCAGACCATACGCAGGTCATCACCGGATCAGTATCAGAAATAAGGATTCTGTTAGCGATTTTGCGTGACGCCTTAGTCAGCAACTGGTGACCTAGTACAATCTTGCGGAGGTCAGCTTCGGTAAGATTATCCGCCCCAAACTCTTCTGTGTAAATGCGGCCATATTCAGGCACCAATGTGGTGTCCAACGTCTTGGCCAAGGCTAAGGCTAGAGTCGATTTACCCGAACTTTCGGGACCGAATACACATACATCCTTAACATAGTGCGCTCTAACAGGCGGTGTTAGATTCCACCAAGCTTTGTAGATGTCTTCTCTGGCTACCGTACCAGACATCTCTACAGTTAGACGTTTGGGATCCACAGGGACAAAGACTGAGTCTGTGATCTCAGCCATCTTGTGGCCGTAGGGTTCGGAAGCGAACCAGTAGTCAATTGGCTCGGGATGAAACTCCTCAACGATGTCCTTCCAAATCTCCCAGAAATTAGAAGCTTCACTTGGTTCCTGCGGAACGACACGATCAAGATGAAGAACACGACACTGTGGAAACAACTCCTTCATCCATTGGTAGCGGAGTTTCCCGCTGATAGGTTCATCCGGCATAGAACACACTAAGATGGTGAGTTCATCGACATAGTCCGAGGCGAACTCACACATCAATCGATGCCCATTATGAGGAGGCATGAACTTTCCGAGGACCATTCCGCGAGTCATATGATTTATACCAACTGAAGAAGCCATAGGAAGCCAGACCAAGGAAGATGACGTAGAGAACCGTAGTTGAGGTTAGGTCTCTACTGTAGTAAAGTGGGATGGCAATTAGATCGACCGTGATCCACAAAATCCAATTCTCGATCCAGCGACGAGATAACAGAAACTGAGCGGTCACACTGAGCCCAGCTACGGTTGCATCCCAATAGGGGGCCTGCACACCTTGCATGGTGGACATAATCCACCCAAGGAGAAGGATACCTACTACGGTGTAGCCCGCAGCAAACCATCGGGTTTGGTTGGGCATCCACTCGATCTGAACAAGGCCATCCGGCTCACGATTGTTCCACCAATTATAGAGTCCATAGAACTGAACGACGAAGTAGAATACCTGGAGTAGCATGTCCGAGTACAGCCCGTACTCCTTGAAGACGTAGAAGTAGCAGACAACCATTGCGATACCAAAGGGGTAGTTCCACATACTCCTGCGCTGGATGAGCCATACATTCAGGACACCCAGGACGGCGCCGAGTATTTCTAGGTTGTTCATCACACATAATCCGAAGGGTTGATACGTCGGAAGACTGATGGAACGAACACCACCCTTGCCCACGGGTACCTATTGCTCAAGCGTCGCGTTATACTTTCATTAGAATTGCATTGTGGGCAGTCCATACCCTGAAAAGTCCAGAACACCAACCCCTTCGTATGGTGAGCAACCCACCAGTGATCTTTCAAATGCTCAATAAGACCGTTGGGTGGGATAGAAGCCTTCTCTATTGGCACGAACTTTAAACGTGGGTCGTTTTCAGAGATCATTTCTGTACATCCCCTAAAAACACGCTCAACTCATTACAAAGATCACGTCGACCTCGGTTGTAGGCTTCATTGAGTAGGTAGGCTAAACGCTGCTCTGTTAAAACTGGTGAACGCCTACCGAAATCATGTATCAATACTTCGCGACCTAATTCGTTTCGGCACTGTACGTTCTTTATGTACCAATTATATGGTCCGCTCATTAGGTTCTCCTCGACTTAACGACGTTAGGCTTATAATACCCCTCACGCTTCGGCGAATTCCAATAGAAGTTCTGGGAAGGTGCGCGGCTTCTCTGCCGGTCCCGGCGAGCTCGCATCTCGATCTGGTGAATCAGCTTCCGGGCGGGCTTCAATGACGTCTGGACCACGGTGGTCTCCTGCTGGAATAAGGGATTGACGAAGGGGGGAATAAAGTACGAGGTCCAGGCTACGGTGGCCATCGTCCAGGAACACCTGGATAGACTGGCTCCAGGTGCCGTTAGGTTGCTCGTTGGGTTCTGTGATCACGGTGCGAGAGGCAGGGATGTGGAGGGTTTGCATTATATCATCTTACTTCATGTGTGGTGACGTGCGACCACGCTGTCATGATGGTTGCCCCTCTCCGGGATAAGGTTTATGGAGGTCTTCCAAACTGGAAGGGAATGTCCCATGATCGGATCGATTCTTAAGGCGCTTGGTGAGGCTTACGAGGAAAGGGATGCGGCGGAAGACCTACTGAACGCAGCGACGGCACGGATCGAGAAGTGTCTGGCTGAACTGGCCGAGCTCGGGATTTCCCTACAGGAGCAACCCCCGGAAAAGAAGGAGTGTGGTATTAGCATTAGTGAATATGCTAAAGCTCGGGGTGTCAGTGCCGCTCGTATCCATCAGCTTATCCGGGATCAGACGATCAGTTCCTCGGCGGACGGTCTCATCGTTGCGGATGAGGCAGACGAGATGATTCTGGCTACGCTCAGGCCGGGGAAGCTGCGGAACGCCATCGTAGATGCTCAGAGGAAGATGGGAGTGAACGGTCATCAGGGGGCTTGAGCGTCCTCCAGAAGGTCCTTCATCTCAGCGTAAGTTGCTTTGTATGTCTCAAAGACTTCGGCTGTAAGCCAATCGTCTTTCCGAGGTTTTGATGAATGAGCGAACAACTCCTTGGCTGCTGCTTTGAGTCGGTCGTGTTCCGCTTCGACTATAGTGATAACTGACTCAAGTTGAGTGGCATGATTACGTTGAACTCTGGCGATGTCAGGATCTGCAAACTTCGCACACGATCTCCAACCCTCGGCCAATTTCTTAAAACGTTTCATGGGAAGCTCCGGGCGCGGATGGCGGCGGCGGTTTGCTTGGTTGTCGCCTCGTACCCGACAAGCATCCAGGCTTCCTCGCCGCTGTCGGCTATGGTTTCGTCCGCCTTGATGCCCATGCGTTCGCACAGCTCAAAGCACACGAGCCGGTAGCGCTCGGCCCAATCCACGGCCGCCACCTCCACTGCCGCCTCCAACCCCTTGCGGAACGCGGCTGCCTCGGCGAGCATCATGACTTCAGTCTGTTTGATCCGATGGGGAGGGAAAAAGACTTCGCCATCCCAACCTCCATCTCGTGCGATACCGGAAGCGCGATCGTCGGCTCGGGCCTTAGCGGGGTAGACCCAATCATCGTACATCACTAAGTCCTCAATAACACCGGACTGGATCTCCCGTCCTGTGTCCAGTGTGGTGATGACAATGAACTGGCGTGAGGGAGGCTTTGGTGGGGGAGGTTCGGAAGGTTTGAACCAAGAAAAGAGTTTCATCCCGCTCTCCTCTTCACGATTTCTGCCCACAGGGCCTGTAGGTCGTCTTCGTTGACCATATTGTAGATGGTCGTGTCTGGTGCCTCATCGGTCAGGTCAATGCGCAGATCATCGATGTGGCTGTACTCTTTAAACCAGTCGGGGTCCACATCTTGTTGGCTTGATGGGTCGACCGAATAGGTGTACCGGATCTTCATGCGGACTTCCTCTTCTGAATTTCCTTCCACAATGCCTCAGCATCATCCTCATCTACCATAGCGTCGACACTGCTGTCAGACTGCTCACCATCAAGGACATAGATCAACTCGTCGATAGACTTTACCGTGAGGTAGTCGTCGGGGTTTACCGTGATGTTTCTGGGGGCACAGATCTCGTAGTCATAAGATAGATTCATCGTTGTGTACTCCTTGCGCTGAGAAGTGGTAACCCTTGGATGTGAAGTCCAGGGTTTATTACCGGGTTACGAACGTGATCGCCAACCGGCGCAGAGATCTGTTGGCTTCGTTCTTACTGTTCCGTAGAAGTCGCTTTCATCCTCACAGACCCCAGCTCGGTAGGATCCGCAAGAGACACATGAGTGGCCAAGCGATTGATAGTAGGCCATAGTGATATGATACTCGGCGTCACGCCTGAGACGCTGTCTCCTTCGTCGAGCTCGCTCTCCTGTCTGGGTTGACCAGTAAGCCCAGAGCTCAGGAAAGATGTAGGCGGCTAGGTCGTCACGAGAGGAGTTCATCGTCTAGCCAGGGGTAGGGACCGATGTGATTTCGAATTGACTCCGATGGACGATGACAACTGTCCAAAATCTCATCAAACCCCACTATCGGTGAATAGACCACCCGAGTTTCCCCATATGGCAGGTCTACGCCGAGGTAAATGACGTATACGACGCTACACATACCTAGCTCCATCGTAGCTGATCCTCCCCCGGACCTGTCGATAGATGACAGGGAAGCCGTCTTCCAATGCAAACTCTACATTCTCATCCTTGATCTGGGTTCGAAGCTCACGGAGGAGGCCAGCCAGATCAAGGACAGGCTTATCGACACGGGGTTTGGGTGCGAACGGTACGAACTTGCCTACAGGCTCACGTAGGGATGGAATGGTTACGACGAAACCCTTAAAGCTGGTTGCGACCTTGAACTCGCACTTGGTGAGACCGAACAGTTCCAGGTCATAGGTGTGACGAACCTTCAGTGTGTGATCCTTGCCAAAGACCACACCGGATGGAGCTTGCTCAAAGCACAGCTTGTCCCTGGTACCCTTCAAGGTGTAAGGGCCGGGAGGGAGTGTGTCCAGCTCTGCCTTGCTAGGGACAAGGTAGAAGCCGTTCTTGCGGTAGTTGGCGATCTTCATTCTGCGAGCTCCTGAGGGATGGTAAGTTCATGCTTGACTGCGACACGGAGAAGCGCGTCTCGATCGACGGTTGAACCCATGGAAAGATCATGAGCATCCTGTAAATCAATCAGTAGCTTCCGATCGTGCTCTACAAGTCCGGATAACTCGTACAAGGAGTATCTGTCTCTATCGAAATCGTCATCAAAGATGTAACAAATCGATCCCATCTTCTCCATCTCCGGGTTATAGAGCTCGTCAGGGATGAGCTGGCCCGCAGCACACTTACGACCCTTGTCGTCTCGATACATGCAACTACTGTAGGAATCGGTAGCTAGAGCCCGCTCAAACCCCTGCGCTGCTAGGCCCTTGACTACAATGTCGAATGTCTGTTGCTTGGTGAACTTCACAGTACCGACTCCAAGTTAAAGCTAAACGGCTTTACTGCTTTGTCATCCTCATCAAACGCTTTGATGAAGTGTTGGACTACGACAGGTGTTGCTAATTCTCCTTCAGTGTAACAGATTTCATAGAGCCCGACGAATACCTCCGCGAGACCGGCGTCGTTCAAGGCAAGAGCTACAGGGCATCGATCCCCACAGTGAGGGATCCCCTTATCGATGTGGTCGGCTGTGACACTAACCTGCATTTTCGTTTACTCCTGCTCGATGATGACTTTGAAGCCAGGGGGGAGGCGGCGAAATAGAAAGAGAAGTGAATTAGACATCTCTCTCCAACCCATTACCTTGGGCGAAATGCTATACATAAGATCAAAACCTGGACAAGTCACGACGTATCCCCTGTAGTTGTCAGAAATGATTTCATACAAAACGTCTTCCTCCAGTTGGGAAAACCGCAGTATGGGACCGGTCTCTTCAACTTCCGATGTGATTTTCACGCTTACATTCCTCTACTAGGTTACGGAGCCGGCTGTCGTCAGGGACTAGCCGGTCCAGTTCGGTGGTGAAGTGTTTGATGGCTTTGGGCTTCAGTGGGAAGTCCAGGACTTGGAGACGGATCCCGTCTTGGGAGACCATCCACCCTTTTTCGTGTCGATGGATCATGAAGGTGATGGTTCGGTGGGTGAAGGATGAGGTGTAGAGGGTCTTCACCCCACCAACCTTATACAATATCCAAATCTCCGTTCTTAACCTTCTCGATGTTTTGTCT